GATATAGTAAATAGAAGTATAGAGGAGTTTGAGTATCATGTGGATGTCATACGCTGGATGGGATACGGACAGACATTTCAAGACTTTAAATGCAATGTACACATATCGGGTCGAAAAGGTCCACAAGGCATCATCGACGTCCTACCAAGACTATCGCCCGAAGCAAGAAACACCATCACGATCGAAAACGACGAAATGTCGTGGGGACTCGACGCAAGCCTCGAACTTGAAAAACACGTTGCCCTCGTTCTTGACATACACCATCACTGGGTGCGTACAGGAGAATACATTCTACCAACCGACCGTAGATTTGATCGCGTAATTGAATCGTGGCGCGGTGTGCGTCCTGTTATACATTACAGTGTAAGCAAAGAAGATTTACTTGCAGAATGGCCCGACAACGAACTACCTGATATGGAGTTCTTGCTTATGAATGGATTTAAGAAACAGAAACTACGTGCTCACTCGGATATGATGTGGAACAATGCTGTCAACGATTGGGCATTAGAGTTTAACGACTATGCAGACATTATGGTAGAGTCTAAGTGTAAGAATTTAGCAAGCATTGACTTGTATAAATATAAGAAAGCAAAGGAAGATTATGAGCTATTTGAACAAGATGTACGGTCCTCGATCCAAGAGCACACAACCGTCTACTAATGATAAAAATCCAAATCGTGTAACTGGTGGGTTACGTGCCCAAGGTGTAGACACTATTACTATGCTTGGCGAGGATGGTAGCTCTCAAGAACTTCCTACACTTCAATATGTTCGTTCTTTGGAAGAACAGTCAAAAAAACAGCGAGCCGCTATCACTGTTTTAGAGCGTAAGCTGGCTCGCCAAGATACTGCAATTCAGCAGTTGCAAGCGGCTGTAATTAACCGTTCTTAACTCGTTTCAAAATCTCAGCTTTTGATAAACTTGCGTTAGCTTTAACACCACGGTGTTTTGCTTCTGCAAGCAGTTGAGTTTTTGTTAACTTGCTAAAGTCACATGACTTGCTTTTAGTTGTTTTCTTTTTAGTTGTTTTCTTAGCAGGCGCCTTTGCTTTAGGTGCTTCTGCCGTTTCTTTATCAGCCTGTAATGTAGGCTCTAAAGGTTGTTCAAAACTAAAAAGTGATTTTAACCATTTAATCATAATTTTCCTCCTATAGGAACATTTATTTAATAAAATAAAAAGAACATCGATGTAAAAATGAATCCTTGACTAATAGTGGAAAAGATGTTATTATATAAGTAAAATAAAGGAGTCATGAATTGCCTAAAATTAAAAATCAAATTTTAGATCATATAAAAACACATTTTTCAAATACTCACGACTTACAAGTAGAATATAGAAGCCATCCATCTTATAGTAAAATAGAAATAAAAAACTTTTTACCATTAAACATTGTTCAAGAGATGGCAAAAGAACTTGATTCTTTACCGTTAGAACAAGGAAAAAAGTTTACTCGTAAAGGTAGTTGTATGTATGAATACAACGACTTAGAAATAACACCAATACAAGATGAAGTTGTAAATGCATTACACAGCGGCCCGTTTTTAAAATGGCTACAAGAAGTAACTGACACAATTGACTTGATTCCTGATCCTCATTTGATTGGTGCCGGTTATGCAAAAGCATATACTGGCGATAGTTTAAAAATACACACAGACTTTAACTGGAATGAAGAATTAAAATTACATAGACGTCTTAGTGCTATTGTTTATTTAAATGAAGAATGGAACGAAGATTGGGGAGGAAATTTAGACTTTTATGATATAAATCGAGAAGATAGAATTAGTAGAGTTGTTCCAGGAGCAGGTAATTTAGTTGTATGGAGTTATCATAATTTAGCATTTCACGGTTATCCTGATCCTATGAAAAATCCAGAAGGAACATGTCGCAAAAATTTAAGACTATTTTATTATGTAAGTAATGCAAAACACGATGATCACTTCCCACCTCATCGTAGTCTATATTGGTATGATAAAGATGAAAAAGCACCATACGATATTAGAACAGAAAAATGAATATAAAATTACCTAATTTTAATTATAAAGACTTAAACTGGATTGTTGAAGATAATGTTTCGTCTTATGGAAGGTCTCGTGAGTTTGAAAAACAAAACGAAATGTATCGTAAAGTAGGTTTTACACATCATAACACAAAATACGAACGTGCATTTGAAGTAGGCGATGATATACATAATTTTTGTCGTACTCTATTTGACCGTTATTCAGTAGGTATAATGAAACAGTCTCCTGGCCAGACTTTACCTTTACACGAAGATACATTTTTTAAATTTGCCAGTGTTAATGATGTTCATCCGTCAGAATGTGTAAGAATTAATATATTTTTAGAAGATTGGCAAAGTGGACATTATTTTGAAATAAATCAAAATTCGGTCTTGCATTGGAAGCAAGGTGATGCTATACTAATAAAATATAATGAGCCGCATCTTAGCGGAAACATGGGTATGACTGAAAAATATACTATGCAAGTGACTGGAGTGTTAGATGAATTTAAGAGGCGCTAAACCTATTGCAGATCATCGTGTAAAAGATTTTATAGTAGGATTGAATCCTACTAATGATTTATATAATAATGATATACAAGACCAGTTTACTAATGATTTTTATAACTGGATTAATTCAAGTAAGCTGAATAATTTAATAGGACTTGATAAGTTTCCAATACACAGATTAGTTGCAGGAACAGCACAAACATTTGACCATTTTTATTGGCGTCACAAGAATCGTACATTTAGATTCTTTCGCGGCGAGTTTATGTATCATAGTGCAGTTCTTAAGCATGGCGGAGTTTGGGCATACCTTGATGACAGACGTTTACAACCAAACGATGCTTTAATTATTAGCGTACCGTTTTCAGATTATGGATCGCAACATACACATTTAGAGTTTTTGTTACATAATTGTAATGCTATGGATATTCCTGTCTTATTAGACTTTGCATATTATCCTTGTACTAAAAATATTACGTTAGATTTAACAAAATATAATTGTGTTCAAACAGTTACATTTTCATTATCAAAAGCATTTTATGGTGCTGAGTTTTTACGTGTTGGACTAAGATTAGAAAGAGAAGATACTGATGATGGTATAGATTTAATCAATTCTGTTGAAATGGTCAATCGCATATCGTTAAGTATAGCATCAAGTTTAATTAAAAATTATAGCATAGATCATAATTGGTTATCATATGGTGATCTTTATAAAGAAGTGTGTAAAGAGTACAACTTAAAAAACACAGATTGTGTTATGTTTGGGTTAGGCGGAGATGAATATAAAGAGTATAATAGAGGCACAAAAGTTAACAGAGTTTGTGTTTCAGAAATAATAGGAGAAAAAATATATGACAGTAGTCAGTAGTCATAACGACTGGGATCCATTAGAAGAAATTTTTGTAGGTGTTGCAGATCATGCACGTATTCCTACTATTGATGCAAGTACGCATTCTTTTGGGTTTGCAGATTGTACCTACGATCAAATTAAAGATCTTGAAGGACCTTCACCGCAATGGGTGATTGATGAAGCAAACGAGGATCTTGACAACTTATCAGATCAATTAAGAAAGCTGGGTGTAACAGTTCGTAGACCTGAGGCAATTGATCATAGTAAAACATTCAAATCGCCAGACTGGGAAACAACAGGATGGTACACATATTGTCCACGTGACTTGCTGTTGCCATTAGATAATCTAATTATTGATTGTCCGGGTGCTATGCGGGCAAGACAATATGAAACACTTGCATATCGTGATTTTTTATACGATGTAGTAGATAATGGTGGAGAATGGTTAAGTGCGCCAAGACCAAGATTATTAGATAGCAGTTATCAACTTGACGACCTAAGTATTCCTACACTTACTAATGAAGAAATTGTTTTTGATGCTCCTAACGTAGTACGTTTAGGCAAGGATCTAATTTATCAAGTAAGTAACTCTGGTAATTTATGGGGTTATAAGTGGTTACGTAATTTGCTTGAACCACGTGGTTACCGTATTCATTTAGCAGAAAAGTTTTATAGCTATTCGCACTTTGACAGTACAGTTATTCCACTACGTCCTGGATTGGTGTTGTTTAACGGCGATCGCTGTACTCCAGACTGGTATCCACCAATCTTTAAAGACTGGGATAAAATCTTTGTACCAGGTGATCAGGTAGTTGACATTGGATCTAACTTAGAAGGTAATGTATCACCTTGTTCTAAATACATTGGTTTAAATATGTTAAGTGTAAACGAAGAATTAGTTATTATTGATGAAAATCAGGAATATGTACGTAAAGAGTTAGACAAGCACGGCATTGAATCGATTGGCATGCCTATGCGTCAAGCACGTACATTAAGCGGTGGCTTTCATTGTGTTACACTTGACACAAAACGTAAAGGTAACTGCGAGGATTATTTTGCTTGATCCAAGAGGATTTCATTTACCTTATTTAGAATGGATGGTCACAACCTCGTGCGACTTAGCATGTCCGGGTTGTGACCGTTTTATTGACTACAACCATTCCTGGCATGAAGATTTACAAGAGCTGAAATCAAATATGTTTGAATGGGGATCCCGTCTTGATCCAGACAACTTTACAATCATAGGCGGAGAACCGTTAATACATCCTGGCATTTACGATATTATAAAACACAGTAGGCACTGTTTTGATCATGCAAGAATAGAAATTTATTCTAATGGATTTTTCTTGCCTAAACGTGATAAACTTTTAGATATTCTGTTAGAAAACCAGCCTGCTAAAATTAGTATTACATTGCATAATAGAGATACAGCAATTAGACAAAAAATTGAAGATAATATTCGAAAGTATATTATAAAAGATCTTCCTTGGGTAGAAGAAGAAAACCATATATGGAGATACCAAGATGTAGAATTAGAAGTATCTGACCCTACTCAAGGAGGATGGTATGATTACAGACAAAACTTAAATGGTGTGCTAAAACCGTGGAATGACAGAGATGCTGAATCAAGTTACCACAACTGTAGTGCAAACATCTATCCTATTATATACAAAAATAAACTATATAAATGTCCGCCAATTAGTATGTTAAGAACTCATGCTGAAAAATATAATATGTTAGATGACAAGGATTGGGAACCGTATTTAAAATACGAAGGTTTAGATGTTAACTGCTCCGAGTATGAATTGAATGGGTTTATTAATAATATATTTCATCCACATCCTATTTGTGAGATGTGTCCTGCAAATCCAAACTTAAAACCACAAGAAGATGCTATTCTAAAAGGTAAGATACATGAAGTGTAGTGCATTTTGGAATCACACTAACATTAGGCCTGGAAACAGAGTATATCCGTGTTGTCGTTTTAAACATTCTATTGATACCTTTAATGGCGATATAGAAAACGTATTACACTCAGAAGCATATAAAGAATTACGTGAAAAAAGCCTTGCTGGAGAGCATATACAAGGTTGTGAAAAATGTTACTACGAAGAATCAATTCAACATAAAAGTCTACGTCAAGAGTTTAATGAGAAATACAATACAAACTCAGTTGAACTCAAATATCTTGAAATTGGCTTAGATAATCTTTGCAATCTTACTTGCGATGGATGCAATTCAGAATTTAGTACAAGTTGGATTGCCAAAGAAGAATTAATATACGGAAAGGCAAGTCATAAAAAATTAGTTGTTGACGAAATTACAACTATACCATCAAGTGTAAATAAAATTTTATTCTTAGGTGGCGAACCTTTAATTTTAAATAGGCATTTAGATGTATTAAATTTACATCCCTGTCCGCAAAACTGTGTTGTAATTTATAATACTAATGCTACATATCTTCCTACTGAAGATTGTAACCAAGTTTGGAATAACTTTAAACAAGTTAAATTTATTATTAGCATTGATGGCGTTGGTGCTGTCAATGAAAAAGTTAGAGGCGGCAGTGTTTGGCAAGATACACTTAATTTTATTGACTATTGTAAAATAAACAATTATGAATTTGAATTTAATACTGTTTTACATTACAATAATATATTTCATCTACACGATCTTATCAAGTTTATGAAAAACTATGACAATAAATGGTATATAAATGTACTAACTTATCCCGAATCATTAAGATTTACAAAACATGACAGACAAGAAATACAAAAATATCTATCGAGGATTGACGGATTTACCTACCCGAACAAGGAATACATCCAGAACTTCTCTCGAGGTACCTTATAGAAGTATAACACCAACTAATAGATTGTTAGACTCTATAAAATATACTGACCTAAAAAAAGTTGTTAATTTTTATCAAGATACTTCTTACGATGCTGATCGATATGTGTTATTTTTTGAATTTATAGGTAACAATTTTAAAAAGTTTGATACTGTAAAAAGTATTGCGTCTAAGGATACTTTTGTAATTGTAGATGATACGTATGAAGGGTTACTAACACAAAAACAGTCTGATGAAATTTCAGAGTGGGCTGAAGAAAATAATATTCAATATTTGATATACTCGAGTAATCAAGCATTAAAAGGCAAACAAACATATTATTTTAACTTTCATCTTACATATAAAAACTTTGATAACATTGATGTGCAGAATGATCAAACTGAACCTTATCTTTATCCAAGACCTAAAATCTTTTTAACTTTAAATAGGCAAGCTCGATATCATCGTTTTCAAATTATTGATCATTTATTAGAAAACGGATATATCAATCATACTTTAGCAAGTTGTAACAAATATGAATTTGAGATACTGCAATCATCTCCAAGCGAAGTTGAAGATAGTGTTAAAGATTTTTACAAGACTAATAATATTTTTGATGATAATATGTTGTATAAAACTTTGTCAAAAGAAAGTTTACAAAGGTTAGAAAAATCACTACCATTAAAAATTGACATGGAGGATAATACAGATCTTAACTTTCAGCAACATATGCCTAATCCATCGGAGATGTTTCAAAAAACCTATTGGAGCATTATTGGAGAAAGAGACTTTTACAGCAATGAGTATTTAGGATTTACTGAAAAAGTATTAAAGGCATTATTTTACTATCATCCATTTATTGTTGTAGGACTACCACATACATTAAAATCTCTAAGGGAGCTTGGGTTTATTACATTTGAATCTGTAATTGATGAAAGCTACGATAGTATTGAAGATCACCATGAACGTATGGCTGAAATAAAGAAACAAATTGATTTTTTAGCAAATAAAAATTACTCTTGGCATTATAATACCTATTTAGAATTGTTGCCTATACTTGAACACAACAGAGAAACATATCAAAAACTAAATCAAAACTACATGTGTAGTGTTCTTGTTAACAAAGTACTAAAATTCTTTTATCAGTCTTAATTGGGTAATCTAATACATTTGATATATTCCATATAAAGTTTCTAATAGATAAAGGAATATCTTCTACTTGTCCTTCTTTACCGTTTAAAAACGGCTGTACAAAAATTGTGTTATGACTTGATTCTTTAAACACATTTGATTCGTCTAATACAAGTTGAATCCCTTGATATTGATTATCAAATGTTTTAGTAACTAAAAAATGACTGTCTTCTTTTGTGTCTATAATATTAAAATATGGAGAAAGTAATTTAGATAGATCTTCTTTAATATCCAAATCTTCAATGTATATACTTGTAACTTTTTCTAATATCATTTTAACGCCTTGATACTAAAATTAATGACTATTCTGTTTTCGTTGCTGTCGTTAAAAGATGTATGATTTTTTAAATAGCCTGGGAGAAAAATAATATCTCCTTCAGGCATAGGTGTTTCAAATCTAAAAGTGTTATCTAAATTTGGCGTTTTGAATTTGAGATTAGCATAAAAGTCTACCCTATCGGCGGGGTGTGTGATAATCAAATTTCCTGCATCTGGCGGTGTATTTAAAAAATACATTCCATGTAAAAATGTATAAGGAACTTCATGTGAAATTGTTGTGCCGCCTGGTTCTGCTACTGCACCGTACATTTGCTGTATTCCTAATTTAATACTTTCATCTAACTCCCAAGATTTTTTAATCTCGTTGCTTAGGTTTGTAATTGTTTGTATTAAAGGTTCAAAAACTGGGTGGTGTTGTAAATCACTTGTTGTAATAAACCCTTTTCGATTGGTATAGTCATGCTCTTTAGCGTTATGAACTAACTCTACCATAGACTGTTTGAGCTCTTGGTGATTGCTAAATGTAGAACCAAGTAAATTTGATACAAATATTGGATACGATTTAAGATTATTTTCTTGCATAAATGTATTTAAATAAATAAACTAACAAAGGAGACGATTATGATACGTAAGTGGATTAATGCTCGTTTAAGCGAGCGTACAACTTTAGACGGTGCTATTCTTATTGGAGCAGGCATTGCATTTTTAATTTTTAAACCAATTGCAGCCATTGCGGCATATGCGGCTATTGCATACGGTGCTTGGACTATTTGGAAAAAAGAAGACTAAATGGTTGTTACCTTAACTGAGACTGCTACGTCTCAAATCGATAATATTTGTAAAGAAAATAATGTTATCGGTGTTGCGTTGAATATGAAGGGCGGCGGTTGTGCTGGGTTTGAATATGACTGGAGCACGATTAGCAATCCTGACAATATTGAAGAAGGAAGCGAAATTATTCCTACCCCAGAAGGAAATAGTTTTGTTATAGGCCCTCATAGTATTATGTTTATGATAGGATCAACTATCAATTACAAAAAAGATATTCTTGGGTCTATGTTTGAAATACAAAATCCAAACGCACAAAGTTCATGCGGCTGCGGAGTTAGTGTTAATTTTGCAGATAATTTACAAATCTAAAGTTTACTAATAGGGATGTCAGAACTTGCAGACAAATTCCATACTTGTTTGCGTTCTACTCCTTTTTTTTGTGCAAATACCTTTGCATCACAATTTTTGCACACATGAAAATAGTTATTGTTTAGACGTTTAGGATCCATACTACCCCGTGATCTTTCAAATTCAACATCACAATTATCACATCGTAATACAATCATAGTAACATCACGGTAATACTTGTGCAGTTTACCTAATTTACTAAGACGTTCGTATATCTTTTTTAATGTGTATTCTCGAATGAACATATAACTATTTACATTAAGATTATAAAATGATACGATAAATAAGTATGTTAAGCACAAAAACCATAGTGGAGCGTACATAAATGGCAAGACAAGACATTAATATTGGTGTTGAGGGTAATGACGGCACCGGCGATAGTATTAGAGAATCATTCCGCAAAGTAAACGAAAATTTCCAAGAAATATATGCTATTTTTGGCCAAAGTGGTACTATTTCGTTTACAGCATTAAGTGATACTCCAGACACATTACTTCCAAATACTATTCCGTTAGTAAACGATGCAGGAAGCGAAATACAATTAGTTGAATTAGCATCTAACAGTGCATTAGATTCGCAAGCCGCAGACACAATTACATTTAATTATAGTTCAGGCGGCAAACTTGTAATTTCTACAGCATTTACACAATTAGCAGACGACATTAGGCCAGCATTAGGTGCTCCATTAAATGGTGCTGGTAACGCTATTGCTAATGTTGCAATATCCGATCAAGCGGCGGAACAATTTAACAACATACACAACACAAATATTAATATTGATGATCTTGTAGTTACTAAAGGTTACAGTGATAGACGTTATATTAGTTCAGGCTTGCCAATTCGTGTTAGTCCTGAGCCACTAACGCAAGATGCATACAAATTAAACATCTCACGTTATATAAACGGTAATCTTGAAGTTGTTAATCATGGATATGATACAAGTATCAACGGATTAAAATTTGTTTTTGATAGTGTATACAACGATCCAATTAATTTAGAATCAGAAGTTGTTGCTTCGCTAATACAAACTGGCAATACCTATAAAATTAAAACAGTTGGTAATGTTGATTGGTTATCAATTGGTGCTAAATTTGGTACTGTTGGTGAAGTATTTACAGCAACCGGAACAACTGCTGATACAGGATTAGTTCAGCCTGTTTATTTCCTACGATTTGTAAGTGAAAATTTACTATCAGTTTTTTACACAAGAGATGAAGCTTCTATTGTAAGTGATACTGCGGCAGAAACAGCAAAAATATTTGTTAGTGGTGCTATAGCAGATGATGATACACATCAGATGGTTGACACAGGTGTAGACGAAAGACTATCAGGAAACTTCTTAGCAGATGTTGCAATGCCAAGGAATTCTATTGTACGTAGACAAGGTGACACAATGGAAGGCAAGCTAACCTTAGCAGATCATCCAGGAGAGCTTGAAGGGTTTGGTACTCCAAATGGCGACGACGACTTACAAGCCGCTACTAAATTTTATGTTGATAATTCGGGATATGCATCAATATCCAATCTTTATGTAAGTACTGACGGCGATGATAGAATGATTGGTGTTCCTCCAGGCAAAGAAGGCTCATCATTAAATTATGCCTTTAGAACTATTAATGCGGCAGCAAGACGTGCAGAAGAAATTATTCAAACATCAGCACCGGAGCCAGGTCCGTATTTTCAAACTGTAACAAAAGAAAACGGTGATAGCCCAGCAGAAGTTACAAATGTAGGTATTGTTTCACCATATACAGATGGCATTCAAACTGCGGCATTAATTCAATTAAACAGAGATTACTTAATTAAAGAAATTTCAGGTTGGATCAAATATACATTCCCAGAATTTGTTTACAATATTGACACTTGTGAAAGAGACACTGGGTTAATTCTTGATGCACTATCATTTGATATCCAAAGAGGACTAACAGCAAACTTCTTGTCAAGAGAGGCAGCTGAAAGATATTACTCAAGTACAAGTGGCAGAATTGCTATTACACAGCAAAAAACTGAGACGTTAGGTTCAATAGAACAATTAAAACAACTTGTTAATTCTGTACTACAAAATAAAGTTTATCTCGAAAAGGATGTTAGTTTTGTTACACTCAGTGGCGCTACTAATGAACGTGCAAGAGTACAAACTGTTACTGATCACGGTCTTGATGACGGAGATCATGTTGTATTTAAAAATATGGGCGGTATGGTTGAAATTGAAGGACAGACTGCTTACATTAAAAATATTCCACAAAGTGATGTAGCACTTGATGGGAAAGTATTTGAACTTTACAAAGATCCAAATTTACTTGAACTATGGGATATTAGCACTTATACTCCATATACAACAGGTGGCGTAATTGGTCAAGTGTTCCAAGATAGAGTAGAAGATTTTGATAGTATTAAGGTACCGCAAGTATTTGACGATCCTAATGCAAGCGACACAGCAAGATTATCAATTACAGGAAACGGCGGCAAATTTGATCTTATCCTTAACATTATGGAAAACGGTATTGATGCTGGCGAAGATATTGTATATGGATCAAACTATAAAGTTGTATTAGACAATGGTGCAAGAACATTTGTAGATCAAGGCGATCCAGACAACACAGATACATTACCTGGTAAAATTATGGTTGGTAAGATATCTGGTGCACAAGGTAGAATTGTTAAAATAACTAACAATGATGGAACAGAAAGTAACAATGACACATTTGAATTAATACAGCTTAATGGTAAAGATTTTATTCAAAACGAAACTGTAGAATATGGTAATTTTGTAAAAGAAAAGCAAGTTACAATCTTTGTTGAGTCAGGCATTTACGAAGAAGATTTTCCAATTAAACTTGCTAACAATGTATCATTAAAAGGTGATGAATTTAGACGAGTAATTATTCGTCCTAAGAGACGTGTTTCGCAATCACCTTGGGCAGATACTTATTTCTTCCGTGATAATGAGTTTGACGAAATACCTCTAATTCAAGACGGTGCACCATTCTATAATCAAAACGGTGAATTGCAAGGATACTTTGGTAGACACTACCTAACAGACAATGAAAGAGTTAAAAATACTGGCGCAACAGTAACTAATACAGGTAATTACCTAATTGCCGCAGAGATAATGCGCCTTAATAAAGAATTTATTCAAGACGAAGTAATCTATTATATTGACAATAACAAAAATGAACTGTTATATAATAGAACTACATTTAATCAAGATTTACGATTTGCAGTAGATGCAGTAGCATATGACGTTGCCTTAGGATCCAATTACAGAGCTGTTGTAGCAGGAAGAATATTACGTCATAGATCGTCTGCAAGAGGTTACTTAGTAGATGCACTAACACATCTTAAAACTGAAGTAGCAAGCCTTTCAGCGGTATCAGCAGATACTACAGCAACAACAAGATCAAATCAAGCATTTGATGAAATTATTGACATTCTTGAAAACGACACAGAAGATGCACTTAGCTTCCCTGTACCAGGAGCATTACCAACTCCAAATGCAAGTGATGCACATGACAGATTACAAAGTAATAAAGAGTTTATCAAAGCAGAAATAACTGCATGGATAGAAGAAAACTTTCCACTATTAGATTATGATTCTGCAAAATGTTCACGTGATGTTGGTTACATAGTAGATGCATTATCATATGATATTTTATATGGTAGCAATAGTGCCACTCTTAATGTAGCAACAACTTACTATAAAGATGGAATTTATCAAGGCGGAGTTGGCGAATCAGTTGCAACTGCGGCAGCATACGATCATTTAGGGGATATAGTTAAAGATGTTGTTGAAGGTACAGCAATTACTCCAACAACAGGAAATTTTGAAACACAAGACACAACTGGAACAGATGCAACAGCAGTTGAAGGCAACTTACTTGACGGATTAGTAGCAGAAATTGAAACAGTTATAACTGACGAAGGAATTGGAAATCTATCTACAGAAATTACTGCTCCTATTGCATGGGTAGCAGATAGTATTGAAGACGGTGCTAATCAAATTATTACTGAAACTAATAATTTAGCAACTGAAGGAATTGATTATCTTGACGATAATATTAATTTTGTATATAATGTAGCAAAATGCCGTAGAGATGTTGGTTTAATTGTAGACGCCTTAATAAAAGATATGACTATTGGCGGACAAGAGTTTATATTAGAATCACAAGGCGAGTATTTTTCAAATTACATTAGTCAATTTAATGTTGACGAAACTGATGACACAGGCGGATTTGACGGACAAGCAAATATTACAAAAGCCGCTATTCAGCATATTTCAACCTTATTAAGTGATTTACTTGTAGGAACAGCACCTGCACAAAACGGTTCTACTGAACCTGACGTATCACAAGATTCAGCTGAAGCCGGAACAGTTCAAATAGCAAGTGCATTGATTGATGTTGTAAACTTTGCTTTTGATCCGGCATATAATCCTCCAAAGCGTAACGATGATGATGGCGTAGACGTGTTTATGATGTCAGATGCTACTATTTTACGTAATGTTACAGTTCAAGGACAAGGCGGATTTATGATTGTTCTTGATCCTTCAGGACAGATTCTAACTAAATCACCATATATCCAAACTGGTTCAAGTTTCTCTAAGAGTGATAACAAAAAACGTTTTAGAGGCGGTATGTATGTTGATGCGTTTACTGGTAACATTCCAGTTTATGTTCCGCAGAATATTAACACAGGCACTTATAACGGTCCTGGTAAAGTTAATAATTTTGAGCTATGGGTAAGATCAACACCAGGAAATGGTTTGTTTATTCGTCCGCCAGAACTACCGTGTCCGTTCTATGTAGAAGGTAGACGTTATCAGGTTAACGCTATTTCAGACTACGACTCAGGAAACGGTTGGTGTAGAATATTCCTTGATGCTGATTCAAATGACGGTGACGGCTATGACGAAAGTCAATTCCCAGATGGATTATATTACAGAAGCATTTTCTTACAGACTGCTGGTAACCGTTCTATGCTCGGTAACGACTTTACACAAATTAACGACTTAGGTTATGGACTTGTTACAAACAACGGTGCGTTCTCAGAGATGGTATCTATGTTTACATACTACTGTCAGGCAGCGTACTATGCGAAGAACGGTTCAGAGATTAGATCACTAAACGGTTCTAACGGTTACGGCTTCTTTGGACTTGTATCTGAAGGTGCTGATCCTAACGAAATTCCAGATCAGGTTACACTGAAATATCCAATGACTATTCCTGCAAAGGCATATACAACTGTTGATACACCAAATGCATTTGATGAAAGTTCTTTATTTGTAACTGACATGGAGTATCCTCCATCTGTAAACAGTCAAATTACAATTGATCATGGCGGCTCAGTTGGTGTTCTAAACTATGTTATTTCTAATGTAACTAACGTATCAGACACAGATAATGATGGTACTGAAGGTGACAGTGTAGATGATATAGTTGCTGTTGGAAATGTATACAACGGTACAGTTTATAAGTTAGAAATACGTGCTGACGATGTTAGTGCTACAGACTTTTTTGGTAGTTTAAGAGATACTGTTCCTAATGGTGCTACAATAGAATATAGACATAATTTTAGCCACCAATTTGATGGCGTTAGAGATCAAGGTAAACTTGTAACTCGCCCGTCAACTGCTATTAACTTTGACGAAAGTGACGATGTCACATATCGTAGTTTAAGTTTCCAAAATTTAGATACTTTTGGACAACCTTTAGTAGCAGAAGAAATCAATACTGCGTTTGAAATTGGTTACAATTTTGTTCAAATGGAAATTGATACTGCAAATCTTGGCGGCGGCTATGGCGGCGCACAAGGTGATACTAAACTTGCAATTAAACAAATTACTAATCCAACTACTGTAACAAGACTTACAAGAGATAATGCTGGTAAACAACCCGGTGAAGCCGGATACACAGGCGGTATGATATTTACATGGAGAGGTAAAACCCACAGGATTACTGGTTATGACGATAGCGGTGCATTTGTATATATTGACATTGAAGACCACGGTTCTGATATTAGTGGTTATGGCGGGACTGGACTTGCAGTTGCAGTTAACCCGTCCGATAGAGTGTTTTTTGCAGGATTAGATCAAGGTGCTACTGCTGAAATTACTGTTGCTATTTCATTATGTCGTGCAACTGGCCATGACTTTACACAGATTGGTACAGGTGGATTTAACGATTCAAACTATCCAAACGTTTTATTAGGTGATGCTGAAAATGATCTTGCTGACAGCTACTCAGATGCACCAACTGCTACAAGTGCTCAAGTATGGGAAAGACGCAAAGGGCGTGTGTTCTGGATGTCAACTGACCAATACGGTTTCTTCCGTGTAGGTAAGTTCTTTAGCGTTGACCAGGCAACAGGTGATATTGAGTTTGCTGGCGAGATTGGTATTACAAACGCTAACTCGTTAGGATTCAAACGTGGTGTAACAATTAACGAGTTCTCAGCAGATGACTCAATGAGTGATAACTCCGGTCAAGCAGTACCAACAGAAAAATCAGTAGTTGGTTATATTAATCGTGTTTTAGGATATAATGTAGGTGCCGGAAGTCAAATTGACCCAGCTCCAACTGGTAATAGAATTGGTACTGGATTCCTTCCACTTAACGGCGGCAGTGCAATGGAAGGTGATATTGATATGGGACAAAATCAAATCACTAATTTGGCATTACCTGGTTCAGATGGACAAGCGGCAACAAATAAAAATTACGTAGACAGTAAGGCACAAGCATTTGACCAACTTGAAAACTTAAGAAATATAGAATTTAATAATATTTCAGAAAATGATGTATTAGTTGCAACTGGTAAAAAAAGAGTAATTGTAGAACCAGTACAAGGCGGATCTTGGAATATTGGTGATACAATTGGTATTAGCGGCGGAACAAAAACAGGAGAAATTGTTGATTTAGAAGTCTTTACAGATTCTATTTTAGGAAGTAGTGTTATTGTTACGTATACTCCTATTAGTGGTGTATTCCAAATTGGAGAAACACTTTTTGATCAACCAGGTGAAAGTATTTTTGCTACAATAGTTGATGGTGTAATTGACGAAGTTGCAAATGCATCTAAAGACCCTGCAAGTGATATTGACATAATTGTATCAAGGGGAGCAGGAAGTACATTAATTAATTTACAATACGAGTCAGATAGTATAAGAGACGGCGATGTTAACAGCGGTGCAAACATACGTCAAAGTAAACTATTAATGGATAAGTCAACTACATTTGACGAAGACGATCCATCAACAGGTTGGGCTAAGCCAAACAAACTACAGTCAGATTTAGGTGTTGCTACTTTCAGTGACGAAAACTTTGATGCTTTAGCAGGTTTCATTCGTATTAAAGAAAACGGTATTGCATTTGCCGAAATGAATGATGTTGATCAGTATCAAGTATTTGGTAGACAAACTACTGGTACTGGAGATCCAGAAGCAGTTGATTACAGCGATGTGGTCAAGTACGGCCAAGGTCTTGAAGATAGAGACTTTAACGATAGAGAATGGACTGAAGCTTCTACTACTGAACTAATTTTTGCAACACCTGTAAGCGCAAACAATGGTGATGCTTTACAACAAGGCGGCGCAAGTGGTATAGTACAAGGAGACACATACCTTGAAACATCTATCTATGTTAAAAACGTAAGTGGTATATTCGGTACATCAGCAGATGTAATAAACACAACTGCTGACAATGCTAATTTAGGAACTCCAACATCAGCACCTACTGATACTACAGTTGGATCTGCATTAATAAAAACCAAAGACGGAATTTATGCAACAACTGAAATTAGTATAGCAACTGGTGCAAACACTATTGCAAGACGTGATCCGGATGGATATCTAAATTGTGCAGGATTAAAAGTTGCAGGCTTTGATACTATCGAAGCTAATAGTTCTACAAGTACTGTAACTGTTAGCTCACCAGGTGGCGCAACAATATTTACAGCAACAGGTAACTCAAGTGCCAACTTACAAACAAAATTCCCTGGACATATTGTATTAGGTGGAATTACAAATAATGCAACAAATGATGCATTTGTTGAATCAGAAGCCAAAACAGATTCATCATTTAATATTGGAAGTTATGTTGCATCAAGTTGGATGTATACAAACTTTATTGAGGCGGCTTCGGAGTCAGGTGAAACAGCAAATAGCACAACAGGTATTGGATTAGGTAACGGATCACAATATGAGGGACATGCTGCCAATACAATTCAATTAATTGCAAGTGGTGAGCCAAGATTATCAGTAAGTAATACAGCTATTAAGATGACTGAAAACGTCGAAATCGATACTGCAAGTTTAACTGTTGAAGGTAACTTAGATATTAATCGTTCAAACAGTGTGTTTAGAATTAGAAACGGCAGCGATACTGTAAATAGATTCTTAGTTGATACAGATAACGGTAACACTACAATTAACGGCACATTACAAGTTAACGGTAATGTTACACTTGGTAATGCCGCATCTGACACTGTTGATTTTAATGCAGATATTGCAAGTAATATTATTCCAGACGCAACTGGTACACGTAATATTGGTTCAACTGGTTCTCGCTGGGACGTTATGTATGCTAACACATTTAATGGTGTTGCAACAGAAGCAAAATATGCTGACTTAGCAGAAAAATATATAGCTGATATGCCATATGATCCAGGAACAGTTGTTGTATTTGGTGGCGAAGCAGAAGTAACACTTACTTCGCAAAAAGGAGATCATAGAGTTGCAGGTGTTATATCAACAAATCCAGCATATTTAATGAACTCAGAGTTAGATGAAGTAAATACAGTAGCAGTAGCACTAACAGGTCGTGTACCTTGTAAAGTAATTGGCAAAGTTGAAAAAGGTGATATGCTTGTAACAAGTGCTATTCCAGGATATGCTATGGTAGATAACAATCCGGGGGTTGGTAGAATAATTGGTAAAGCACTTGAATCAAAAGATGACGGTGACAAAGGAACAATTGAAATAGTTGTAGGAAGAACATAATGGCAAACAGATTTCCACTCATAGTTGACACAAGTGACAACAATAAAATAAAAGAACTACCGCCAGGAGATAATTTAGATTTATCAGGCAATGGTTTAATTAATGTTAATAGTATTATTAGCATAGGAAATATATCAAGTGGCTCTTTAACAGTAAACGGACAGTCTTTGGCTAATGTTGCATTTACTGGTAACTTTGATGATCTTAATAATACTCCAGTTTCGTTTAGTGGTGATTATAATGATCTAATTAATAAGCCAACACTTCCGCAAACTACAAGACAGTTAGATGATGTAGAAGATACTGCTCCAAACGAAGGCGATGTTTTAATTTTTAATTCTATTACAAATAGGTTTGAACCAGGGCCACAAGGCGAAACAGATATAAGTACAAAAAATATACAAGAATTAAACAATGTAATTGTTAGTGGCGATACTACAAATAAATTTTTTAAATTTTATTCAGGAGCATGGAGACCTTCGGGCATTACTTACAGTGATGTGCAAGGTGCACCAACAGTATTATCTGAATTAATAAACGATGTAGGATTTATTACAGCAGAAAGTGATAATCAAACACTATCATTTGTAGGAACTACGCTTTCTATTACAGGAGGTAATAGTGTTGATTTAACATCATTATTAGACAATACTGATTCACAGTCGCTCAACTTAGTAGGAACAGACTTGTCTATTACTAATGGAAATACTGTTGACTTGTCTGGTATTGTAGGAGACACTGTTGGAAACTTTAGTTTTGCAAATAGTGTAATTGACACTGACGACAGTTCTGCTATTAGTATTACTCCGGCTGTAATTATGAATAGTGATCTAACTGTTGAAAACGTATTAACAACCGGAGATATTACATTTTCAAAAACACCTCAATTAACATCACCAGGTGATATAAATGTTTCTGTACCAGGAACTGTGATTGTTGATGGCGATATGGCCGTGACTGGAGAATTAGTTACAACTGGAACAGGTTCGCCAGAGATAACTTCAGAAAGTGACATTTTACTTAGTTGTGGTGGCAGGGTGTCAGTAACTTCAAGTCCATTTAGACTTGTAAATGTTACTACAGCTATACGTGATACACTTACAGACGTATTAAACGGGGACATGGTTTACAATACCGATACAAATAAATTCCAAGGCTGGGCTAATGGTTCTTGGGTCGACTTGCATTAAGGTGAAAAATGAGCGAAAAATATTATACCCTAAGTACAAATACTGCTGAACAATTTGACGAACTACACGACCAATTAGTTAATGGTTCTTTATTAAGCAGAATTATTGTTTGTGAAAATCATACAGATCACAGTCCTACAAGAGGAGAATTTTTATTAACTGACGACGAAGCAGATACTTTAAAACAAGATCATCGTGTAAAATTTATAAATTTAACTCCAGCAAGATATCCAGAGATATTTAATGCAACTGAAGATGATTTAAAAATGGAAGTAAATGGTGCTGATTATGGTCGCTATACTGATACTGTAAGAAACTATCACGACTGGGGAAATTCAGCAATTACTTCTGGTATTGATGATTTGAATAGAGCATCTGCACAACTTATACGATGTAAACAAAAAAGAAATCCTTGGGTAGCAACATCAACGGCTACTAATCAATACATTGAGAGAAATCCAACACAACAAGGCGCGGGCGAAAACGTTGACATAATTTGTATGGATAATGGTACTTGGATCGGACATACAGAATTTATCAATACAGGTGTAGTAAATGCTGTTAATCCGCAAGATTATATTGGCGGAAATGTATTACCAGGAGATGGTTATTGTGACGTACTTGACGTGTTATTAGATGGACCGTATTATATTGACCCAGACTGGTTTGATGCAGATCCAGGAAATAGATTAGAAACTCGATGGGACGGCACAATAGTACCTACAGAAACTGCCGCACACAACTGGTGGAGAGATAGTACACAGCGTTCAGCACAGTTTGCAGAATTTGGTAACATACTTACAAACACAGGATATACAAGAGACGGGTCGCACGGATCTAACTCGACATATCCTACAGTTGCATCTGCAACCCACGGAACTCAATGTGCAAGTCTAATTTATGGCCGCACACACGGCTGGGCTTACAATGCTAACAAATGGCACATGAATTTATATAGTAACGGAAATATTGGAAGTTTTGAAATAGGGTTTGATATTTGTAAAATATTCCATCTTTATAAACCCGTAAATCCTCTGTACGGTACAAAAGATCCAACATTAGGATCAAACAGCTGGGGATTTAGAGCAGGAAAGAGCTCAAGTTTTTATTACTTTCAAAGTGCTACAGGAACAGCATACCCTGGATCATCAGACGAGCCAGAGTTTATGAGATGGATGGGCTATGATGGTGACGCCGGTCGTTGGAAATCAGAAATGTATGACAATTCTATGACTGAAGCTGGCAAAGAGCTAACAGACAGTGGTTTTATATTTGTTGTTGCCGCTGGCAATTCAGGACAAATGCAAGTTAATCCTGATGATCCTAACTATGACAATCATATTAGTGATGATTCAAATGACGGTGTTTACAATACTTCAGGCGCTCAAACGTTTGTTAGTTTTGGATATACTGTTACAGGTACAACAAATAGACGAGGCTTTCCGCAACACATTGGAAAAACTGAAAGCCAAACATTGCAAGGAAATACAACTGTAGAATTTCCTGCTATTAATATAGGAGCATTAGATGATCAATTTTCAATTGACGGAAGAGAAAGAAAAGTAACCTATAGTGATATGGGCAATGCTATTGATTTATATGCCCCAGCAGACGGAACACTTGCGGCAACTGTAGGTTTATATGGTACTGATATTGCACGTTATGATGACACTTATGCAGATTTATCTACAACTTATGACAGTCGCGATACACGATTTAGTGGAACATCAGCGGCATGTCCAGTTGCTTGTGGATTTTTAGCAACTGTAATGCAGTACAACAGAGGTTGGACATATAATGATTTAAGAAATTGGATAGAATCAAACGTAGATATACAGGATAGTGCAGACTTTTATGACGGCACAAGAGGTACTACAGCAGAAGGTACAGAATGGTCAGATCGTAATAGATTACAAGGCGGTGATGCTCGCGTAGCATTTCTTGGTACTGTTCCGTTAACAACTCCGTACCCAAATGATACGGTTGGTTATGTTGCTCCAACAACGCCATTTCTAAGAGGCTCATTAACAGTTCGAGGCGGCTTGGGGATTAGATACAAAAATTAAATAAATACAGTATAACGGAGATACTTTTAAATGGCTATTAATGAAATTAATGTAGGAAATATTGCAAACGACGGGACCGGTGATGATCTCCGTGAAGCGTTTATTAAGGTAAACGACAACTTAAATGACCTTGACAGTCGTATTACAAATATTCCGTTGTCTGTAGAAAACATTGGTACATCAGGAGAAGGCATTTATGCACAAACTGTTAATAATGTGCTACAATTTAAAAAACTACAAGCAGGCCAAAACGTTTCATTAACGGCAAATAACGATACAATTACAATTAACTCCACAGGCGGAATTAGCGGAATTTTAGTTCTTTCCGATAATGGAAGTATTACTGTAAACAATAACAATTACCTCGGTATAATGGGAGGTAATAGTATTAATACCAGAGTTTCTAATACACATTTATTTGTTGATCTTGATCCTACAAATTTAGTTGAACAAGATACTAATCCTAAATTAGGCGGAACATTAAATGTTGACTATAATAATATTAGCAATGTTGGTACAATTAATGCGGCTTCATTCTTAGGAAACCTTACAGGTTTAGTGCATGGAATTGATATCCGCTATCTTGATGCGTACTTTGATAATAACTGGGACTTTGGAAAACTAATTGAAAGACGTTTTACATCTATTCTTGATTTGATTATTAGAGATTATACAGTAGACATGGGAGCGTTTATTGGCCAAGATGTTTCAGATATCGAAATTGACCTTGGCACTATTAGTACTTAAAGCCGATAAATACTATACGGAGAGCGTGTAGATGGCAATTTGGACTAAAAAATCTGGTACTAAGATAGCTCAACTTCAAGAGCGTATTACAACTACTGTTACATTACCTGTAGATAGTAATGCTACAATAAAACTTTTAGGCGGAGAACTTCCTAAAGGTATGCGTCTTAATGGTGTAATTTTAGAAGGAACACCACTTGAAGTTCCTCGACTAACAAATTATAGATTTGTATTAAGAGCTACACTTAACGATGTAATACAAGACAGAACGTTTTCTATAGATGTAGCAGGTGCAGATGAACCAGTTTGGATCACACCCGAAGATTTATTACCAGTTGGCCGAAATGACACATATTATATTTTAGATAGTACTCCACTTGAATTTCAATTACAAGTAATAGATAGAGATACAAGTTCTGGACAAACACTTACATACTATCTTGGCCATGACTCGGGCGAACTGCCGCCAGGTATACAACTTACAAAAGACGGAAGACTTGTTGGTGTTGTAGATCCTGTGTTAGCTCTTGAAAAACAAGCAAAGAGCGGACTATACGACGAAAATAATTTTGACCGTTATCCTTTTGATTTTAGTATAAAAAGCGCACAAGGTTTTGACAGTTTCTTTTATGACATAGCAATATATGATTTTGCTACACCTACCCAAGTTCCAAAAAAATTAAATCGTTTTTATCAATTTACTGTAAGTGTTACAGACGGCGACAGTATTTCAGATAGGACATTTAGAATATATGTAGTAGGTGATGACTTCTTGCGTACAGATAATACTATTATGCAAGTTGGTACAGGTATATTTACAGCTGACAATACACATATTAGAACTCCTATTTGGCTAACACCAAGTGACCTTGGTTTTAGAAGAGCTAATAATTATATGACACTTTTCTTAGATGTTATAGATCCTAACTCACTTACAGGATTTACATATTATGAATTATTAGATACTAATGACGATGGTAGTGAAAGCCAATTACCTCCAGGAACATCACTTGATGAACAATCGGGAGAAGTATCTGGTAAAGTTCCATATCAGCCACAAGTAACAAAAGAATATAAATTTACTGTAAATGCTGTTCGTGTTACAGGCGGAAGTACAGAAAGAGCCGAAACACAAAAAACATTTAGAGTAAGGTTGCTTGGTGAAGTAGATAGTAATATTACATGGTTAACATCTAATGACTTAGGTGATATTAGTGCAAACTATATTTCAACATTAAGTGTAAAAGCAGAAACAAGCGTTCCTGATGCAACACTGTTATATAGATTAGTTGATGGTAGATTGCCTCCAGGATTAGAATTAGCGTATGACGGCGAAATAATTGGTAAGATAACCAGTTTTGGAGATACTGATAATCTGGGACTTACTGTATTTGATAGTGCAAATTTTGTACTTGACGGTAATACTACATCTATTGATAGAGGATATACATTTACAGCCGAAGTTAGAGATCATTTTGGATATAGTGCTGATAGAAGAACGTTTACAATAAATGTATCCGATCCTGATGATAAGTTATATTCTAATGTATATTTTAAGCCATTACTTAAAACAGAACAAAGAATTACATATAATGAATTTATTACAGATCCTGCAATATTCCCTCCAGAGTTATTATATAGACCAAATGATCCAGAGTTTGGATTAACAAAGGATATAAAATTATTAGTTTATCCAGGTATCGAAACAAAATTAGCAGAACAATATGTTGCGGCAACCGCTCTTAATACAAATAGAAAAAATCTTAAAATTGCAGATTTAAAAACAGCAGTAGCAAAAGATCCTGGTACTAATAATGTTGTGTACGAGGTTGTTTATTTAGAGCTTAAAGATCCTTATGAAAAGGATGGTAAGGTTGCTAACAGAATTACAATTAAAAATAATTATAAAATATTAGCAAATACTATTAGGACTACACCTAACGATCCAAACTATGATACAACTTCACAATCATTTATACCTATTGGATTGCGAGGAAAACCTACACAAAAAATAGAAGCAGATGATGAATTAATAATAGGAACCAGAAACAACGATGTAAGTTGGCGTATCGGTTCACAAGCATCTATAGGAACCAGAGAAGGCAATGTGTTAGCTCTTTACAGTAGAGGTTCTGAAACTAACTTATTTCAAAGACCTATTCCAGAAAACACTGTAAGAGCTGACAGCAATGCTGTGTTAGTTAGTGATCCAAATAAAATTACAAAATTTGTTAGCAACATAAGTAACATACGTAATGAATTAAGAAAGTTAGGACGTACAGAACGAAATTTCTTACCGCTATGGATGCGAACAGCACAAGAAGATAGTATTCAAGAATTAGGGTACGTTTTAGCATTGCCATTATGTTTTTGTAAACCAGGTGGAGCTGAGACAATTAAAGCGGCAATTAACTTTTCTGAGTTTGACTATAGACAATTTGAATTAGACATAGATCGATTCTTAATTGACAGTACAGAAGGTATTTCAGTGCCTAAATACTTCGTATTTGCTAATTACGATTTTAATATATAATAAATATTTTGGAGAGATAAACAATGGCAAGTAATATAAACACAACCGACATAGATGCAGAATATCCTGTAGCTGGTCAAGATAACGATTCGCAGGGCTTCCGCGATAACTTTAGTACTATAAAAGATAACTTTATAGCATCTAAACAAGAAATTGAAGCACTGCAAGATACAACTGCTAAATTAGATAGCGATAATGATTTTAACGGAACAGTTATTCGAGATGTAAGTTTTGAAAACACAACAGATGAAGTTAATAACATTGGCACCGTTGATTCACAGAATGATATTAACTTTACTAACGGTCATTATCAAACAATCACTGTTGAGGACGATTTAACTTTACGTTTGGCACTTTGGCCAGATGCTGGAAAATATGGCAAAATTAGAATAGTGTTACGTTCTGATGTTGCATCTGAAAGTAGTCCAAGAACAGTAACATGGGCAACAGAAGCGCCAGGTGTAATTAAGTACGGCGAAGGATTTCCAGATCCTTTACAGTTAAGTTCAAATACTGATCCTGTAATTATCGACTTTTGGACAGATGACGGCGGGCAATCAGTTTATGCACACTACTTAGGACAGTTTAGTTAATGTTTAATCCCTTAGTAGATTCGTTTGATGATTTAACTAATGCACAAATAGACGAGTCTATTAGGGATCTCTCCAAAAAATATTTTCAATCACGCAATCCACAAGTCCAACAGCAAATTTCAACAATTCTTGAAATGTATAAACAAGAAGCCAGAACGCGATCTGCAAAAGAAATGCAGAGAATAAAAGATGAACAAAATGGCGAATCTGGACTTGACAATCTGATTAATATCAGTTAAAATACATGTATGCTAATGAAAACAGATGATTTAGGTATTCCACGATTCTCTAACCGCGATCTTATAGATATGATCTATAGTGGTCATGCAGACAAGGTACACGTTGTACTTTGTGACGAATCTGATGACATTAATAAATTTAATGCCGCTATGGAAGAACAAGGCTTTGACAAACTACAAAAGTATATTCCATTAGATGTAGATCAAAAGTCTTTTGACGGTGTATGTCAAGGTGAATGGTTTATGCCTGATGAATACAAAGACATTAATGTATATGAATATGTGCTGGGCAAAGCAGAAACACCTTGTCCGCAACACATACAAGACCGTATATGGGAAGAATTAGATGCTTTTAAAGAACGTGATATGCACAACTTATTACGTTATATGATCTATCTTGTAGACTTTATGCGTGAGAATAACATTGTATGGGGTGTAGGACGTGGATCAAGTGTAGCAAGTTATGTGCTGTATTTGATAGGTGTACACAAAATAAACTCAATCCAGTTTGACCTGGACTGGCATGAGTTCTTGAGATAAGTACATATATAATTTAGGAGAAAAATTATGCCAATGAAACAAACAGGACGTAAAGTCTATAAAAGTATGCAAGGCAAAACTGTTGATATGGATTTGTTGCGTCAACGTAACGAATTAACACAAGCAGTAGGCAATGCAAAGGTAAATGCACGTGGAGACGAATTAGGCCCAGGTGGTAAAATTATTAAAAAGCGTGAAGAAGTTCTTGCTGATTATTACCAAGAAAATGCACTACCTGAAGAACTTGCAGTTAAAAAAACAGACACTAATGCGCCCGTTGAGAAAGATCTTACAGATGACTGGGTAGAACCAGAAGCAACAACTGAAGATACAGACAACTGGGTAGAAGATGAAGACGGCAACTTTGTAAAAAAAGGTGACTAATGGCTATTAACATTAATAACATCAGCGGCAAACCACGAGCTATAGGAAATCGTGTAATTGTAACTGATATGCATTTTGGCGAACAAAAAACTAAAAGCGGCTTAATTATTAAAGACGATGACGGAACTACACGAGGCATTTATCCTCGATGGGGTAAAGTATTTTCAAAAGGTCCGCAAAATAACGATCCTTACGAAGTAGGAGATTGGATTCTAATCGAACATGGACGTTGGACTCGAGGTATGAAATTTGAATGGGACGGTGTCGAACACGAATTAAGAATGATCGAAACTGAAAGTATCTTAGCATACTCAGACGAAAAACCTTCAGATGTTTATATTGGTGCAGAGTATGCAGATGGCGAACATGCAACTATTGACCCAAGTAGTTTTGTAAGGCCGGAGATGTAATTTAATGACAAACCCATTTAAAGATATTGACACGTTTGGTTCTGCGTGTGATCAAGAACCAAGTGAAGCAAACTATAAAATGTATCTTAGTTTGATCAAAGAAGAATACGAAGAACTACAAGAAGCAGTCGAAGCAAATGACACTGTAGAACAACTTGATGCACTTATTGACATTCTTGTTGTTACTATGGGTGCTATTCGTGCAGGCGGCTTTAACGGAGAAGGTGCGTGGAAAGAAGTAATGGATACGAACTTTGCAAAGATCGATCCAGAGACAGGCAAAGTACGCAAGAGAGAAGATGGCAAGGTGTTGAAGCCAGAAGGTTGGAAGGCACCAGAACTAACACCTTTCATTGGCCAGAACTAACTTTTCCTCCTATTAACTTGTGGAACGCCCCTATCTATGATAGAACTACTAATACCCAATGGACAACTATTAAGTAATAAAAATAATACTTTAGGTATTTGGATTTCCGGCGGCGTAGATAGTAGTTTATTATGCTACCTACTTGCTAAAAAAATAAAATCAAATAATCTCCCATTTAAACTACAACCAGTAAGTATTCCAAAACGTTCTACTGATACTTGTCATTTAGACGTTATAAATTTTATAAAAAAAGAGCTTGACTGCAATGATATATTTAATGACCCTATTATATATGAAACTGATGCATCAACGTACGATACAAGTTTTCAAAAAGTTAACGAAGAGAACATCTTAAAAGGAAAATACAAATATATCTATACTGGAATTAATCAAACTCCTGATTTTGAAGCCTACAATAATGCTTGGCCAAAACATGACGACTTAGATCGAACTCGATCTGAAGAAGCCGATAAATTACTAATCTTTTCTGCTGTTATTGTACATGACGGTGAGCTTATTGAATTTGGCGAAATACGACCATTTTTTAATTTAAATAAAAAACAAATTGCAGAATTGTACAAACAGCACAATCTTTTAGATACATTATTTCCATTAACTGTAAGTTGTAATACTCTACATTATACTAACGGAAACTGCGGCGAATGTTGGTTTTGTAAAGAAAGAATTTGGGGTTTTGGCAAATTATAACTTGACCTTTTACATTTTTTACGTTATAATTATAACTTAAATGTAAGGAGTTTATCTTGGCTACACACGGAATGATTGATTTGGAGACACTTGGCGTTGAGCCTGATAGTGTTATTATGACACTTGGTGCAATCAAATTTGATCCATTTTCAGATGCTGAACCGCATAGTCCATTATACTTGCGTGGAGATGTAGAAGAACAAACTACAGACTACAATCGTAGTATCGATGATAACACTCTTGCTTGGTGGGCAAAACAACCTCAAGAAATACAAGACGAAGCATTTGGTGACGAACACGAAAGAGTAAGTGTACAAGAAATGCTACGTCAATTAAACAAATGGGCAGTAGGTTTAGATTACATTTGGTGTCAAGGTCCTACCTTTGACTTTGTAATACTACAACATTTGTATAAAGAAGCAGAAAAACCTGTACCATGGAACTATTGGCAGATTAGAGATAGTAGAACATTGTTTGCTATGATGCCAAGTGATCCTCGTAAGGCAATACAAGAAAGTCTTCACAACGCATTGGCTGATTGTTATTATCAGGCTAAATGTGTACAACAATCATATAAACACTTTGGAGTAAATGCATGATGACCTTAGATGATGCAGTAATGAAAATGCACGAGATTGCACGTTTGGTTGAAAAAGATTTAGGCAACGGCGCTTTGTCTTTAGACATTCGTAAAATAGCAGATCGACTAAACGAAGTCCTTCGAATGGAATCTAAATACGGGAAAAGCGAATGAAAGAATTATGGGTAGAAAAATACAGACCAAAGACGGTAGATGGTTACGTTTTCAGGGACGAAGCACAGAAAGCACAAGTGAAAACATGGATCAAGGACAAGACAATTCCGCACTTGCTATTCAGTGGCAACGCAGGAATCGGCAAAACAACTTTAGCAAAGCTATTATTCAACGAACTCGAAGTCAACGACTTAGACATTTTAGAAATAAACGCAAGTAGAACAAACTCAGTTGATGACGTTCGTGATAAAATTGTAAACTTTGTGCAAATGATTCCATTTGGTGAATTTAAAGTTGTACTACTTGATGAGGCAGACTATCTAAGTCCAAACGCACAAGCGGCACTACGTGGTGTGATGGAAGAATATCATACTACTGCACGTTTTATTCTTACTTGTAACTACCCAAACAGAATTATTCCTGCTATTCACAGTAGGTGTCAAGGTTTTCATATTGCAAAAATTGATCAAACAGAGTTTACTGCTCGTGTTGCAGAGATTCTTATTACAGAAGGAGTTAACCCGGACCTTGATACACTTGACACTTATGTAAAAGCAACATATCCAGACTTGCGTAAGTGTATTAATATGGTACAAATGAATTCGCAGGACGGACAGTTGCTTGCACCTCACGAAGGGGATAGTGGGGAACAGGATTGGAAGTTAGACATGGTTGAACTTTTCAAGGCTGGAAAAATTCAAGATGCTCGTAAACTTCTATGCGGCACTGTCCGTCCAGAAGAGATGGAAGAAATTTATCGTTGGCTTTATGATAACATAGATATGTTTGGAGATGAAGAACAACAAGATAAGGCAGTGCTTACAATTAAACAAGGGATGGTCGATCATACTTTGGTCGTAGATCCAGAGATTAACTTAGCGGCAACGCTTATTAGATTAGCGAGGTTATAGTGACATACTTAGTAACTGATAATTGTATCAAATGTAAGCATACAGACTGCGTATCTGTATGTCCTGTAGATTGTTTCTACGAAGGTGACGACATGCTTGTAATTAATCCAGACGAATGTATTGATTGTGGAGTGTGTGAACCAGAATGCCCAGCAGATGCTATCTTTTTAGAAGACGCATTACCAGAGCCAGAACGTATTAAATGGCTTGAAATTAATACAACCTATAGTTATGAATGGCCAAATATTACTGACAAAAAAGATCCTCCTGATGATTGGGAAGAGTACGACGGCTTAGTAGACAAATATGAAAAATTCTTTACTCCAATTGGTTCAGGTAAGGACGTATTAAAGGACGATAGCGGATATGACGATTAATGCAATTTTAGCATGTGACGAAGAAGGCGGAGTAAGCAAAGACGGCACAATGCCTTGGCCGCATAACAGTACAGACTTACAATGGTTTAAAGAAAACACAGCAGGACATGTTGTTGTAATGGGGTCTACTACTTGGAATGCTTCAGATATGCCAAAGCCGTTGCCTAAGCGCATTAATATTCTTGTTACATCAAAAGTATCAAAATATTCAAACTGTGGAGCAGACTCAATTATTCAAGGTGATTTAAATACACACCTTAAAGCATTAAAAAATACTTACCCAGGATTAAAAATTTGGATAATTGGCGGTCCTGATATTATTAAACAAACTTTAGAAAGTATTGATCAATTTTATCTAAGTCGTATTCCAGGGAAATATAATTGCGATACATTTTTACCTTTAGATGAAATTGAATCAACTTTTAAACGAGTATGGCTCATGGAACACGAAGAAGTAAACTTTGAAGTTTGGAGAAACCATGAAGCAGTATCTTGATGCACTACAATATATTTTAGACAATGGCGAAGATGTAAAAGATAGAACAGGTGTAGGTACACGTACCGTATTTGGTTATCAAATGCGTTTTAATCTACAAGAAGACTTTCCTGCTGTTACTACTAAGAAACTTGCATGGCGAGCTGTTGTAGGAGAATTATTATGGTTCTTAGAAGGTTCAACAGATGAACGTAGACTTGCAGAAATTACATTTGAAGCAGATAAGACTGAGATTTGGGAAAAGAAAACTATTTGGACTGCTAATGCAGACAAACAAGGTGTAGAATTAGGTTATGTTAATACCGACTTTAAGAAAAATTTAGGTCCTGTATACGGACACCAATGGCGTCATTTTGATGCAATGGGAGATGATACATTTGGTAAGCAAGATCAAATTTCTAATATTATAGAACAAATTAAAAGCGAGCCAGATAGTCGCCGTATTATTCTAAGTGCATGGAATCCTAATCAACTACATTTAATGGCACTGCCACCTTGTCATACAATGGCACAGTTTAAAGTTATTAACGGCAAACTAAGTTGTCAACTGTATCAGCGTTCAGCAGACATGTTCTTAGGTGTACCTTTTAACATTGCTTCGTACAGTTTGCTTACACATATGCTTGCACAAATTTGTAATTTACAAGTAGGTGAATTTGTATGGACTGGAGGTGATTGTCACATCTATCAAAATCATTTTGAACAAGTTAAACAGCAACTTGAACGCACACCAGTTAAAGGTCCTATATTAGAAATGCCTGCATTTGAAAATCTTGCAGAGCTATTAGAAACTACTACAAGTGATTATAAACTATTAAACTATAATCCAATGGATAGTATAAAGGCGCCGATGGCAGTATGAAACAGAAGTTTGTAGATGCTTATATGGATGTAGCAGAACGGTTTAGTCAACTTAGTTCTGCCAACCGTTTAAAGGTAGGTGCGATTGTTGTTAAGGATGATCGTATTATTTCAATTGGTTACAATGGTATGCCTACTGGTTGGGATAATTGTTGTGAAGAAGCAGTTCAAGAAGTTACTATAACTGATAAAGGTTCTAAACTTACAACAACAACTTTAAAATCAAAACCGGAAGTATTACACGCAGAATCAAATGCGATTGCAAAACTTGCACGATCGTCGGAAAGCGGTGAAGGTGCAAGTATCTTTATTACACACTCACCTTGTATAGATTGTGCTAAACTAATCTATCAAAGTGGCATAACCACTGTGTACTACAAAAATGATTATCGTAGTACACAGGGTATTGAGTTTCTAAATCGTTCTGATATAGAAGTTGTTAAAGTCTAATTATTCGTCTCCGTAAATTTGTAAGATTTCTTTAACAGCTTCGTGTCTTTCGATGTCTCCTTGTTCAAACTGGACTATGTCCAAATGAGTAGCCTGTTTAGATTGAAGTAGTTTTACAAAGTCAATAAGTCCGTTGTCCTTCAATCTATCTGCTTGGGCTAAGTCGCCTGTTACTGCCATCCTTGAGCCTTCACCTAATCGTGTTAGTAGCATTTTCATTTGGTTTTGTGTTGCGTTTTGCATTTCATCTGCTAAGATAAATGCGTTTTTAAAAGTTCTGCCTCGCATATATGCTAATGGAGCGATTTCAATAATCCCTTCTTCTATCATTCCTTCTATTTGTCTTGCATCAAAATATTCACGTAACACATCAAAAATAGGTCGTGTCCACGGTGCCATTTTTTGTTCTAATGTCCCTGGTAAAAATCCTAAATCTTCGTCAACCGATACTGCTGGTCGAGTTACGATAATTTTGTCTACTTTGCCTTCTTTAAACATTTTTACAGCAGTTTGTACAGCAAGTAACGTTTTACCTGTTCCTGCAGGACCAATACCAAATACAACATCTTTCGTAGAATCTAATAATTTTACTACATACGATTCTTGATGTTTATTTCTTGGAATTATGTCTACTGTGTGTTTTTTTTGGAAAGTATTAAAGTTAACTACATTTGCGTAGTTATTATTCTGATTGTTTCTCTCTCGAGATTTGCGCTTTGCACCCATTCAGTTTCCTCCTAAAGAGTGTTATGATATTGTAAACTTTTGATTGCCTACAATTTTATTTACCATTTGGATATCAGAGAAAAAGTATTTGTTAATATCTGAGATACGATAAATAAGTATGTAACGGTTTGGATAGGACAGTAATAATGCAAGACGTAGAAGATATTATCAAAAACGTAGAAAGAGTATATGACTCAAATACTTCATTTCAAGTTCTTAAAGATTTTGAAAGAGTTCTTGACGAGTTAGATCTTTATGTTTATGAAAATTGGCTCGATGGTGAATTAGCATCAGGACCACAAATTAGCAGACATTGGGTAACTTGTCGCTTCTTTTGGCCTTTAGAAAAAATGCCTGATCCAATGGGTGGTAAGCGTCTATTAGATTATGATTGCAAAGTTGGGTATTTAAAAACATCAATGGTTAAGCCAAGAAAAATTCGTACTCCAGACGATATTCGTCCAGGCACCAAAAAAGGAAAACTTGATTTAGAACCTATTTGGATAGTTGAAATTAGAATGCCTAAAAAATTAATTGCAGATATTTGGACAGGCTATGAAGAAAAATATGATGTAGACGGTGAAATGGCTGCAGAAAATCCTGCTCAGGCAGCAGACGAGGCAGCGGCGGCAGCACCAGACGCGGCAGCACCAGACGCGGCAGCACCAGAGGCCGGCGGTGAGGAGGCAGTTATCTAATGGGACTTTTAGCAGGCGATTTAAGAGATACAATAGATAGAGTTTTTGAAATTGATTCTTATAAAAGTAAAATGGGCGATGACCAAAACATTGTTACATTAAGTTTTAGTTTAACAGGTAAAGAAGCCGCTACAGATTTATCTAACTTTTTAGAAAAAGGTTACTCTTTTATTTTAGATAGTGATGTAACAGCAGGCGAACAAAGCGACGGTACATACAAAGTATTCGTTGAGCTTGAGCGTAACAGAGACGTCAACGATAATATTTTTGAAATTATAGACGGCGTGTCTAAACTATCAGACAAAGACGAGTTTAAATTTCGTTATTATAAAAATTGGAGATCTGAACACGCAACTCTTGAAAACTTAAAAAATTCAGTTCCTGAAGATCCAGATAATTATGGATTGAAGATTCAAGAAAGCTCTTTAAATAATTATAAAAATTTCTTTACCAACAGCTTTTTAGATTCAGTTGAGCTTAATGAAAACACATTAAAGATAACAAAAAAATATGCAGACCCATTAAAGTTTGAATTTATTGATTTTGGAGATACTTTACAAACAGTAAACAAAATTGAAGGTAAATTTGATTTAATGGAATCTTATCCAGAAATACTCTTTTTAACCAAATACATTGGTGATTACAACATAAGTAAGTATGGAGATAAACTTGTCTTTGAGAACAACGGCAAGGCTCTCGTAGTAAAAAGGATCTAAAATATGAGTTTTGAATTTGATTTTACCAAGGAACACCTTGGAGAAATTATCTCTGCTGACGCAGACGATTGGTATGACGCATTATGCGAACTACTTCCAAAATATGGCATTACAACAGAACGTAGAGTAGCACACTTCCTTAGCCAGTGCGCTCACGAATCAGCAGGCTTTAAACGTCTTGAAGAAAATTTAAACTATTCAGCAAAAGCACTTCGTGCAGTGTTTGGACGTTACTTTGGCGAACCACCAAAGGCAGACGCAGACGAATATGCTCGCAATCCAGAAATGATTGCTAACCGTGTTTACAACGATGAGTTCCGTAAATACAAAATGGGCAACACTGAAGAAGGTGACGGTTGGAGATTCCGCGGACGTGGACTAAAGCAGTTGACTGGTCGTGACAACTATACACGTTTTGGCGCAACTGTAGATATGACAGCAGAAGAAGCGGCAGACTATGTAGCAACTCCAGCAGGTGCTATTGAATCAGCTTGCTGGTTCTGGGACGCTAACAACCTAAACGACATTGCTGACACAGATGATGTTAAGCGTATGACTAAAAAGATCAACGGCGGAAGCATTGGTCTTGAAGATCGTCAAAAACGTTATGTACATGCAATGAAAGTATTAGGCATGGATGCAGAAGACCTTGCACAAGACGATGATGACATCCAAGAAATTTTAGATGACATTGGTGTATTACGCAAAGGCTGTAAGGGCGACGGTGTAAAAATCATGCAGGAAGCATTAGGTGTTAGTGCAGATGGCGACTTTGGCCCAGGTACAGAACGTGCATTAAAAGAGTGGCAAGCGGCAAACGGCTTAACAGCAGATGGCATAGCCGGACCTGCAACATTTGCTAAATTACTTGACTAAATAGTAATGTTATGTTTACATCAATAAGAATTGCAATTATTTTAACACTTATCGGATTAGCCGGCGGCGGATTCTTATACGTTAAAAAATTACAAAGTGATTTAGAAACAGCTCGTGCTAATGTTGCTAAAATGGAAGTTGCTGTACAAACAGCAGAAGCCAGTGTAAAAACATTGCAGGAAGAAAATGTTCGTATTGGTGAACTAAACGGACAACTACAGAGTGACTTACAAAAGGCAGAGCAGTACGGAGATGAACTTCGTGCTACTCTACAACGTCATAATTTAACACACTTGGCTACTAAAAAGCCAGGTTTAATAGAACAGAGGATGCAAAGTGCGACTAACAAACTTTGGGATGATCTTGAGTCTATTACTGACCCTAACGCTAACAGCGGGGTGCAGTCTACTGACTCCGGAACCACAGATAGTAACAGTAACTGATGTACAACGTACGGTAGTACCGATTGTTCCACACCCTAAAAAGGTGCAGTTGAACGATGTCAAAATCTATGTGGTTACAGAAGAAAACTACGAAGAATTCCTCGAAGAATTTTATGCTAAGAACGGCAAGACAGCATACATTGCTATTGGTGTAAAAGATTACGAAAACCTATCTTTAAACTTTGCTGAACTAAGACGTTATATTGAACAGCAAAAAGAAATCATTGTATACTATGAAGAAGCAGTTAAGCCTGATACTGATACTGCTGACTCTGAGTAGTTGCGGACATAAATCTACTTGTATCGTAAAACCTGGCATTGAGCCAAACCCCCAAGCAAAATCTATAGAAGATATAGTAACGCCTAAGGGCGTAGTTCAGTGTGATTTCTAATAAATACACATAGTAACACGAGGGAGTTATTATGTGGGAAATGATACAAAACATGGCAAGCGATAGACTGTGGATTTACACAGGTATCTTTGGTTCGTTATTCGGTGCGGCATTCTTATTTTGGTTCAAAGATACAAGAATGGCGACTTGGGCTGTAACTAAGTTTGATTCTTTTTTAGAATACCTTGCAATACGTTGGGGCTGGACTTGGTTTCAAAATGATCCAAATGCATGGCGTGTAAAGTATCCTAAAATAACTTCAAAGATTGACGAGTTAGAATCTCGTATTAAAAAATTAGAGGGGAAATCTAAATGAGTGAAGAAATTAAATCAGCAGGGCATCATCCAGCAGACACTAACGGCGACGGCAAAGTAAGCGAAGCAGAAGAAAAGATGTATCTTGAGTTCAAAAGAAAAGAACTTGAAGATGCAGATGCAATGCGTGATGCACAACGCAACATGGCATGGTTTGCATTGTTTGGTATGCTACTATATCCTTTTGCTGTTGTATTAGCAGTGCTATTAAGTTTAGATAGTGCGGCTAAAATCTTAGGTGATATGGCAGCCACATACTTTGTGTCAGTTGCGGCAATCGTAGCGGCATTCTTTGGTGGTCAAGCGTTAACCTCTAAGAAGAAGTAATCAGTACTAACTTTATACAATAGTCCATGCGATAAGTAATTGTATGGACTATTATTCTATTTTAGGTGTCAGTCGAGACGCTTCGGATAAAGAAATTAAAAAAGCATACAAGACGCAAAGTATGAAGCATCATCCCGATAGAGGTGGTGATGAAGAACAATTTAAAAAAGTTAACGAAGCGTACCAAAATTTAAGTGATCCGCAAAAACGTGCGGCTTACGATAATCCACAACCTCAATATAGTTTTAATTCTCAAGACTTTGGAGGCATGGGAGGATTTGAAGATATTTTTGCTCATGCATTTGGTCGAGGATTTGCACAACAAAGAAGACATCAAAATAGAGATGTACAATTACAATATACATTAGAATTAAAAGATTGCTTTACTGGTAAAACTGTAACACTACAATATCAATTACCAAGTGGCAGAAATGAATTTGTTGAAGTAAATATTCCACCTGGTGTTAAACTTGGAGATGTTATACGAATTAGTAATTATGGTGATGACAGTATACCAAATATTCCAAGAGGAAATTTACTATTAAAAGTTAGAATAAATCGAATAGAAGGCTGGGACCTTGACGGGCTAAATCTTTTACATACTACACATGTTAGTGTTTTTGATCTTATAACCGGGGCTGAAAAAATTATAACTACTCCTGAAGGAAAACAAATAAATTTAAAAATACCTAAAGGAACACAACCTAACACTACTTTTAGTATAGGCGGATACGGATTGCCTGACAGTAGAAGTAATCATCGAGGTACAATATATGTAACAATTAAAGGTACTGTTCCAAAGGTAAACGATAGCAATATTTTAAACCAGATTGAATTTTTTAAAAGTCAATTAAATTGAGTGTTTAAGTCATTGACTTTTAACGTAAATAGTAGTATACTATGTAAAATTATAGTAAAGAGGTAAAAATAAAAATGGTAGAACCAAGCAAAGAACTGCAATTAGTATTTGAAAAAGCTATTAAAGATGCACGGAAGTTAAAACATGAATATGTAACACTTGAACATCTATTCTTTTCAATGCTATGTTCGGATAACTTTGAAAAACTATTAGAGGGGTACGGAGCAGATATTAATTACCTCAAATCTAACTTAGAACACTATCTAAAAGACAAGTGTCAAGATTTAGTAACCACTGCTGAAAAATTTAAGCCTAAAAAAACACAAACTGTTGAACGTGTTCTTAATCGAGCATTTACACAAGTACTGTTTGCAGGCAGACCAGAAATTGAGTTAAGTGATGTTCTTCTAAGTATGTTACACGAAAAGAAAAGTTATGCAACATTTTATGCAGAAGAAGGTGGAATTAACAAAGACTCGTTTGCTGAATATATTAGTAATGAATTTGACTCAGCTCTTGAAGATACTGAAATTTCTGGAGCACAACAAAAAGCATTAAACGCATTTACAACCAATCTTAATAGAGAAGTTAATAAAAAGAAAATTGATCCAGTTATTGGTCGTTCAGAAGAATTAGAACTTATTGCATTGGCACTGGGACGCCGTAGTAAAAATAATGCTATTCTTGTAGGTGATCCAGGTGTTGGTAAAACTGCTATTGCAGAAGGACTTGCATTTAAAATTGTAAACAAAGATGTTCCATCATTCTTGCATGAATACGAAGTATATAATCTTGACATTGGTGCTATGCTTGCAGGTTCAAAATACCGTGGCGATTTTGAAGAGCGTTTAAAACTTGTCATTAATGGTTTGATGAAAAAAGGCAAGACTATTATGTTTATTGACGAAGCACATATGATTAATGGTGCAGGTGCTGGTAGTAAAGACAGTCCAAACGATCTTGCTAATATGCTAAAGCCTGCATTAGCAAAGGGCAATTTAAAAGTTGTTGCAAGTACTACTTGGGATGAATACCGCAAAAACTTTGAACAAGATCGTGCTCTTATGCGCAGATTCCAGCGTATTACAGTTGACGAACCTTCACGTCAGGATACTATAGAAATTCTTGAAGGTTTGAAGAAATACTATGAAGATTATCATAAAACTGAAATTACATCAGAAGCTATTGTTGCGGCAGTAGATCTTTCAATTAAATATCAAGCAGACAAGAAATTACCAGATAAAGCAATTGACTTAATTGATCAGGCTTGTTCAAGATTTAAAGTAAATGATGCACCTGAAGAGAATCGAATTGTTTCAAATAAAAACATTGAGTTTGAACTTTCTAAGAGTGTAAAAATTAAAGAAGAACTTATTGCACAAACAGAAAGCGAAAGTCTTGCAACTTTAGAACATAATCTTAAAAAGATTGTATTTGGTCAAGATAAAGCAATTGAAACAGTAGTGGATAAAATTCTTGTTGCTCAAGCAGGTCTTAAAAGTCCAGAAAAACCAATTGGATCATTTGTATTTATGGGTCCAACAGGTACTGGTAAAACAGAAACAGCAAAACAACTTGCAAACGAATTAGGAGTAAACCTTGTACGCTTTGATATGTCAGAATATCAAGAAAAGCATTCAGTTGCTAAATTAATTGGTTCTCCTCCAGGCTATGTTGGTCACGAAGAAAATGGCGGACTGTTAATTACTAAATTACAAGAAAATCCTGGCTGTGTATTACTACTTGACGAGATTGAAAAAGCTCATCCAGATGTTTCTCAAATCTTACTACAAGTTATGGACAACGGTAAAGTTACAGGTAGTAACGGTAAAGAAGCAGATGCTCGCAATAGTATCCTAATTCTTACAACTAACCTTGGCGCCAAGGATGCAGAGAAAAACACTATTGGCTTTAATGACGACTTTGAAAAAGATTATGAAGATACAGAGCTTAAAAAGTTCTTTGCTCCTGAATTTAGAAATAGACTTGATGCAACAGTTACATTTGCTAAATTAAGCAAAGAAGTTATGATTAAGATTGTTGGTAAGTTTTTACTTGAACTTAAACAGATGGTTGTTAGCAAAAATGTTGCTATTACCATTTCCGACGAAGCTATTGATTATCTTGTAGATCAAGGTTTCGATCCTAAAATGGGTGCAAGACCCTTACAACGTGTAATTGATAATGAAATTAAACGTTCACTTTCCAGAGAACTATTATTTGGTGATTTAAAAAATGGCGGTGAAGCACATATTGATATCGATGATAACACAATAAAAATTGTTTGTAAGGGGAAAGTATTTGAAGAGATTTAATACCACCAAACTTTTTTACGGAAAATATCCGTATAAAATACATTGGCAAACACATTTTTCCAATTATTTTCGTGGCAACGATTTAACATTTATTAGAGAAGTATTAGATCTTTATCATCAAAAATACAGAGAAGAAAAAGTAATTACTTTTACAAAATGGCGTAAAACTATTCATTTACACCCTAATGATTTATATAAGGCACAAAAAGCCTATCAAGAATTATCAAAAAATAATAATTATAAATTACGTGTAGAAAATATAGGTGTGGCCATTTATTCAACAGATAAAGATTGGCTAAAGAATTTAGGTAGAATTCTTGAAGCATCTGAGTGGTGGGAGCCGGAATCTACTTTAGAACCTAATATTCTTGTTATGGGTGAGAAAATGCGAGGATGGGAATACAGGATTACATTAGGTAATTCTGTACCTTCCGAATTTTTCACCTGGGCAATAGAAAATCAAAATAAATTAAAAATAGGCAATAAATTGCGTTCTCTTATTAAAAATAACAAAAATTATCTAAGCGGAATGTACTTTTATGTTCGTAATGAAAAAATGTTAAGTTTAGTTTCATTGGTTTTAGGCCGAGGAATTCAGCGAGTCGACAAAATAGTCATTGAAGACAAAAATGCATAAATACTTGCATGTCGAGTTCAGAAACAATATTATCACAGCAAACACATCCAGGTGACAGTACCACAGAGTCTGTAACCGGGGACAAATACAAAGGCGACGGTTATTACGGACGTAGTGACGGTTTTCATACTGTCCAATATACCTATACAGGTTTGATTGGCACTATCACTATCTATGCAACTCTTGCAATTGATCCAACAGATGACGACTGGTTTGAAGTACATAGTTACTCAACTTCATCAGTTGAAACTGGCAGTAAGTTTGCAAATTTTACAGGTAACTATGTATGGATAAGAGCAAATATTACTAACTGGACAGACGGCACTGTAGACAGCATTAAATTAAATCATTAAGGTATTAACATGGAACATTTTGTAAGAATAGTAATGGAAAAACAAGAAGTCTTAAGTGAAGGACTTAATGAATCTATATTTCCAGATCATCAAGTATTTGAATCTGATCAAGGTGCTACAGTGATCCATATTCCACTTTCTGTTTCTCTAAACGAAGAACAAGCTGAAGAAATGGCACAGAAATTAGCCGATCATATGTTTAATGAAGGTTACGATGATTTTGATATTGAAATTAGTAGCGACATGGCTGAAGAAGTTACAGATGAAATAACTTTAGACGGTAATGATTTTTACGAAGAATTTGGTGTTATGTGGTTTAATGAAGATGACGATTTAGACGAAGCAGAATACCAAGGACGCAAAGTTAAACTTGGTAAGCCTATGCAAGGTGATGTGAAGAAGTTTAAAGTATATGTTAAGAATCCTAAAGGTAACGTAGTTAAGGTTAACTTTGGTGATCCTGATATGAAGATTAAAAAGTCTAATCCAGAGCGCAGAAGAAGTTTTCGTGCAAGACATAACTGTGATAATCCAGGACCAAGACACAAAGCACGTTACTGGTCATGTAGGAAGTGGTAATATGCGTATTAATGAATTGCTCAATGAAGAAAGTTATTTAGATATATTTAAACGAGCTTTTGACTGGTCAGGTGACGAAGATTTTAAAGCATATTTAAATTATGCAAGAAAGTTTATTGAGATTCATCCAGCAAAACAATTATATAAACGAATGTTAAAATCTTTTCCAAAAGCCAAACCTGTAGATATTAAAAGAGCAATACAACAAGTACAAAAAGAACAAGGTCATAGAATATGAAAATAGATGAATTTACACAATCTCAAGAAAAAAATAATCTACCATTTGATGTAGCTGACGACCTTATTGTTTTTATGCGTAATGATCCTCAATTTTATCGTAAGACATATTTTCCAGCAATGGCAAGTATGGCAGATAATATTAGGAATGGTAAAGATTTTGATCGAGACAGAATTGGATCAGTAATTGATAGTGGTATGAATACCTATTGTAAAAAATATAACTTAGCAAAAGGTCCGGCTGATATATTCACACCAGAAGACAGATTATCTATGATTGAAAGAATTTGTTCTGAAGAATTAGAAGAAATTAATAAAGGTGGCTACTAATGAAACTACGTCAACTATACGAAGAACCAAGAACAGCCGTAATTGCATTTGGAAGAATGAATCCTCCCACTATTGGTCATCAAAAATTAGTTGACAAGATCAAAAGCCTACCTGGCGATCATTATGTATTTTTAAGTCAGTCACAAAAACCTAAAACAGATCCATTAGCATTTGAAGATAAACTACGATATGCTAAATTCTTTTTTCCAGCAGTAAGCATTGGTCACCCCGATGTTAAAACTATTATTCAAGCGTTAGAAAAAATATATCAGTTAGGATACAAACATTTAATTTATGTAGCTGGTAGCGATCGTGTAAAAGCATTTGAAGAATTAATTAACAAATATAATAATTCTCCAGACAAAGAAGGAAAAGTAGCATATGCATTTGACAACATTCAAGTTGTAAGTGCAGGTGAACGTGATCCAGATGCAGATGGTGCAGAAGGAATGAGTGCAAGTAAAATGCGTCAGGCAGCGGCTGACAATGATTTAGAATCGTTTAAACAAGGTGTGCCGCGTGATGAAGTAGCTGACGAAATGTTTGCCGCAGTTAGACAAGGTATGGGTATCAAAGATACTGTCAAAGAAGACGTTAGCCCCGAAAATGAAAAGAAATTTCACAACGAACTTGACAATTTAGTACACAAATACTTTGGTGATTCTCCTGATGAGGAGAAAATGAAAAAGAAAATGCGCAAAGTTAAAGAAGGTGATCTTGTACTTGATCAGAGTCGTTTACGATCACATATTATTAGTATGATTGCAGATAAGATTGCACAAACAGATGATATTGACCAATTAGCAGAATGGCTTAAATTAATTGTTGGCAAGGAAATAAATCTTCGAAAAGGCAGTAATTATCGTTACGTTATTTCAAATGAAGACGTTGTACAAGCATTTGAATCTTGCAAATCTAAAAAGAAAAAGCAAATGGAGAAGGCACCCCCAGGTAGAGAAAAACAAGTCAAAAAATTAAAGGGCAAGTTTGACGATCCTGGAGCACCTTATGCTATTGCTTGGGCACAACACAACAAACACGGTAAGCCAAAGAAAAACGAAAACATATTAGCAGAACAAGCAACAGCCGCTGATGCAGAAGCATTAACTACAGCAATTAAAACATTTCAACAAGCCGCTGGCTTAAAAGTTGATGGAGTTGTAGGACCTAATACAAGAGCCAAAGCAAAAGAAATGATTGCTGATCCAAATCAAAAAGCCGCTGTTGAAACACTACAAGGTGCAGTTAAAAATTTCCAAACAAAAGCCGGTATTGCAGTTGACGGTAAAGTAGGGCCTGAAACAACAGGCGCTATGAAAACAGCAATGTCAGGCGGTGGAGCAAACGCACCAGCACAACAATCTGGCGATGCACAAGCCGGTACTGACGGTGCTGCCGATGCAACAGCAAATGCAGGTGCAAGTGATGCATCTACTCCGCCACAAACAGCTGACCAAGCAACAGCAAATGCTGGAGCACCGCAAACTGACCAACAACAGTCTCAACAAAATACAGAACCTGCAGATACAAATACTAATAGTAATGTTCCAGATGACGGTAATAGAGGCGGGCAAGAAGTAGACAATCCGACTAATGCAGAACAACCAGCGGCTGATGCAGAACAACCAGCGGCTGATGCAGAACAACCAGCGGCTGATGCAGAGCAACCTGCGGCTGATGCAGAGCAACCTGCGGCTGAACCTACAGTAAGTGCAGAAAGATATATGCAAATGAACGACCAAGGTCCTGGTCTTGCAAACTTTAATGTTAAGCAAATGAAAGCAAAGTATCCAGAGCCTTACTTAGATATTCCAAACGATGACGGTACAGTAACAAGAGCATATGGACCTGAGAAAAATTTACAAGCATTTATTGATACTGATCGCAGAGGAAAAGGACTTAAATTAAGTGGTGGTGCAACAGCGGCTGCGCCAGCACAAGATGCACCTCAAACTGACAGCGAATTAGATGCCGATGCTCAGGACAATGGTGCAATTACACCAGAACAGCACAAAGAAAATATTGCTAACTTCCAAAAATTAGTTAAAGAAAAAGATTATGCAGGCGCTCTTGAACAAGTTGAAGCAGATCCACAACTTAAAGAAAAAATGCAAAATAAAAAATCAAAGAGTGGAAAGCCTATTTACGATCTTCTTGTAAGCCAAGCAAATAAACAAAAAGGAACAAGTGGTGAAGAACCAACTTCAGGACCTGATGACGGCACAAGAGGTGAAGAGCCACAAACTGATCAACAAGGTGGTGAAGAGCCACAAACTGATCAACAAGGTGGTGAAGAGCCACAAACTGATCAACAAGGTGGTGAAGAGCCACAAGACGAAAAGCCTATTCCACCTCGTGAAAAAATGTATGATGTTAACGGAAAACAGATGTCTGGAAATGACATTTCAAAACGAATTAACGATTTACTTAAAAAACAAGGAGCATCTGAAAGTATCTCATATAAAAGTTCTATAGCACAGCATCTTGAAGAAGCATTAAGTAATGCAGAAAAACAAGAATTACAATCTCTTATTAATGCTGTACAAAGTGAACCATACTTCCAAACATTCCTTAATAGAATAACAGATAAATTACAAGCCGCTGGTGTGCAATACAACGGTGGACAAAGTGCGTCAACACAAGAACCAACTTCAGGACCTGATGACGGCACAAGAGGTGAAGAGCCACAAACTGATCAACAAGGTGGTGATGACGATTTTCAATCAGGTAGCTCATATACATTAGACGGTAAAAAAGTAAGCAGAGACGAATACGAAAAAACTTTTGGTAAGGATCTGTCAGGTAGAGCAAACGATTATAAAAAGATAAAACAGCAGATTGAAGGATTAGCAAAACAAGCTCGTGACGAAAAAGATAAGTGGACACGAGAGCAGTTGGATAATCCAGACAGTGAATACTATCAAGGTGTTCCAACAGAGCCAGAAGATCCTGATTATCCAGAAGAATTAAAAGCAATTGACGACAAGTATAAAGCAAAAGGCGAACGCTTGCAAGCAAAGGCTGAAGAAATGATTAAAGACCCTGAAGTTAAAAAGTTTATCGACGACGGTGGCAAAGATGACTTTGATAAATTATTAGACGGAGACGATGATAAATTTGATGATATATTCAAAACTGACGGCGAAGGTAGTAAGACTACAACAGGAACTAAAAAAACAAGTAATAGCAATTCTACATCAACGAGATCAAGTTCAAGTTCAAGTTCAGTAACTACAACTGGCGGATCAAGTAAAACTGTAAGTCAATCAGGTGGTGGCAGTACAACACGTTTTTCAAAGAGAATGAAAGACGGTCCAGACACAGAAAAATTACGTCAGGAGAAAAAAGAAGTGCGTAAGAAGATGCGTGACTTTGCAAAGCAATGGAAAAAAGATAATCCAGATGGTGATAGATTTGGCGCAATGGATACTCCAGAATACCAAGCTCTTGAAAAAGAATATGATTCATATAGAGGAATGGATGGTAAGATTGAACAATCAAAAGAACTATTGCATCCGGCTGGCGAAATGGACAGTGAAGGAAATATCAAGTATTACGGAAAAGGTGCTAACAAAGACGGAACTTGGGACGGAGAACAGTTTGATCCAAACTTCAAAGGAAAAACTCGTAGAAGCAGAAACGAAAGTGCTGTTATAAATAGACTTAAAGTATTGGCAGGTGTCTAATGAAGGTATACGAAATTATTGAAAACGCATTATCTCCATTAGGAAAGGCTGCTCCTGAAAAAATCAAACCAATGCTTGAACCATTTCCAAAGAAGCCAGAAGCAAAACCACAACCATACAGTACCGAGAATGGTGAAACAATTAAGACAACCAAGACAGGTGGCACACGTTTAGATAGTGGTGCAGGAACTTTTATCTGGGATAAAAACGGTCAACCAAGTATGTATATTACACCAAGTATTGGTGGATTAAAACAAGTACATAATATTAAAAAGAAAACATTTGTTGTTAACTATTCAAACAAAGGATTTGATATAAAAGCAACCTACGATCAGCAAGGCAATAAAATATCAGACGATAGCGATTCTACAAGTTACTCAATGGGCGGTGTTAGTGCCAAACAAACAGGTAATACTATAAGCCTTTACTATAACCTTGGTCAGTTCTCTTTCGAGGCAAAGTTTGACGCTACTAAGGCATCACCAAAACAACTACAAAACGCCAAGGCAATAGCACAAGAGGCAGGCCGCGGTGCCAGAAGTATGAAGGATCTTGTGAATATAGCAAACTCTACAGGTGGTGAAGTTATATTTAAAAACAACGGTAAAGTTATTTCACAAGAAGAAGGATTAGAACTATCAAGGAAAGCATTTGGCGATGTATGATAGTATTGAAGAACTAAAACGTCTTGCAGGTGTAAACGAGTTCAAAGGATACTCGGAGTACAAAATTGACGAAAATCCAAGTGAAACTGCTACAGCACTTAAGAAAAAAGAAAAAGATTTAGGACTAAAACCAGGAGATGCTGACTGGTTTAAGTTATGGTTTAGTAAGCCTTATATGACAGGCCCTACTCAATTTAGAGGACGTAAGAAATGAAGGCAAACGAAGTATTAAGTGAAATGATGCCACCGCTATTATTTGCTATAGTAAATATCTTACGAGGAATAGTAAAGCCCAGCATGTTTGAAAGAGGACACGTTCTTATACATAGATACTGGCAACAGATTTGGGGTAAGACTCCTGTTAAACTAAGTCCTGATAAACTAAAGCAATTAGACAAATTACAAAAACGTGCTAAAGACAATCAAGAATTTATTGAAAGTAAAGACTTTATTGGTAAATTACAAGCCAAACCTGATCAAATGTTAACACAAGGCGAACTTCGTAATCTTGGTAGAGTTATTAGAGATCAAGAAAAAACTATTGGTCAAATAAAAGACATTATTAAAAATGCTGAACCTTACGCAAGACCAACAGCATCACAAACACTAAAAGGTCCTAAGTTGTAAATGAAAGTCTACGAAATACTAAACGAAGATGGAAGAATTGTAAAAGGCGTTAACACTACAGTAGACGTAGGTGTTGATCAGATTCCTATTGAGGCAAGTAAGTTTGGTAACACTGTAGACAAAAACGGAAGACCTCCTACACTAAGCAAAAAAGTAAAAGGTTCTAAAACAAACGTATTATTTAATTTAGGTCTTGCTGAATCAATTGACGATAAAACAAAAAATAATTATAAAGAATTTATTAGATTTTGTGCTAAAAGATTAGGTATAGAAAAATTACCTCCAATCACAGTAACCAATAAAGCTCTACCTAAAACATTTGGATTTTATAATATAGATGAAGATAGTATTACTGTAAGTTATAATGGTAGACATCAAATGGATACAATGCGTACACTGGCACACGAGCTTGTACATTGTAAACAGCGTGAAGAAAAAGAAGAATTAGACGGTTCAGATGGAAGTCCAGACGAAAATGAAGCAAATGCAATGGCAGGGGTTTTACTAAGACGATGGGCAGAACATAATCCAAGGTTGTTTACAGAAAACTTTGCTGATGGTAAGGAAAAAGGCAAAAGCAGACCAGGGCGTGTAAAACGTGCAGGTGCAAGTTGCAATGGAAGTGTAACAAGTTTACGCAAACGTGCTAAAAACGCAAGTGGTGAAAAGGCAAAAATGTATCATTGGTGTGCTAATATGAAATCAGGTAGGAATAAATCATGAAAATAAAAGAACTATGTGAAACAACAGCAGGATCAATTGCAAGTGTTGCTACACCAGTAGGTGGTATGGTTAGCCGTCAAATGAAAAATCCAGACGGTACTGCAAAAAATGCATTAGATCAAGACAATATGTTAGGCACTAAAAAACCTAAAAAATCAAAAAACAAAACTAAGTCATAACTTTATCAATCTGATAAATACTACAATAAAGTTATAACTTTTTGGAGTATTTTAAATGAACAGACACGATCTACAAAAAACTCGTGCAGACGAAGGCTTAGCAGATTTAGCACAGCGAGCCGAACAAGATCACGAAGTACAAATGGCAAGGGCTGATTTGTACAAAATTGCCAAATATTCAATTAAATTGCACGAAATGCTAAAAGGCGTAAGCGAGCAAGAAGGTTTAGAAGGCTGGGTACAATCAAAAATTACCAAAGCCGCTGATTATTTAGGATCTGTATATCATCACCTTGATTACGAAGAAAACTTTGTACAAAAAAATGCTCCAACATTAGAAGGTGCTGATTATAAACATTCATTATCTCAACGCTTAAAAGAAAAAACAGGTAGAAAAGACAATGAACAATCTTAGACAATATATCGATATCTTAGACGAAGCCAATCAGCAGTTAGATGAAGTAAGCAGAAATGATAAAGCTGAAATTGATGCTAAAGTAGATACTATCGGTTCTGGAAGTACTTATGCAGATGTAGAAAAAATATACAATAGTTTACCTGGAAAGTTTTGGCACGGCCATCGTAACTACTTTTTAGGCAAGGTTGCACAAAAATTAGGTGTTGTTGGAATGTATAAACCTGACAGTGCAACACTCGGCGGTATTGTAACTACTAAGCCAGACGAAAATAGTACACGGTTTGCAGAAACAGGTACAGCATTTGGTTTAGGAATGAAAGAAAAAGATGTTAAGAAACTTGCAGAGCTTAACATGCTACCTCCAAAAAGATTAGAAAAAGCAAAAGAAAAATATCCAGATTGGGAAATTTGGGGAGGCATGACCGGAGCAAAAACTGGCGATGCTCAAATTGATGGTGCACCACAAAGTAACGATGAGTTAGATGCTGATGCGGCAGATAACGCAACACCTAACGAAGATCCGTATAAATTAGTATTATCAGACGGTTCTACCTTTACAAACGACAGTAGAAGCAAACGTAATTTAGATACAAAAGCAGGTCAGCTCGTAAGAAGATTAGATGAGCTAATTCGTAAGATGAACGAAAGCATTCCAAATAGTTTAAAAGGCATGCTTACTGAATCAGACCAAGCAATTATATTAATTGAAGCATTAAGCAATTCTGAAATGGAAGAGTTATTAAAAATATTTGATGACTTAAACAAAATTGCTAACTTCCAAGATCCCAATATGGGAGATAACGAATATTTAATCAGCAGATTTGATCGTACTAACTTACTAAGAAGATTAAATCAATATCAACCAGTTATTGATCGAGTTAAAGAAATGAGATCAGCTGATTCAGATGACAAAGCAGATGACAAAGCAGATGACAAAGCAGATGACGAAGTTGATCCGGAAGCACAAAAAGCAAGCGACGATAGCAATGATAAAGGAGCAGATGATTCAAAAGATGACGATACTCCATCGGGTGATTTAGAAGCATTTGCCAAATCAGGCAAAGGCGGTCTTGCTAACGATCCAGAAGAAGTAGATGCTATTAAAGAATTGCAACAATTCTTAACTGATTTAGGGTTTGATACCAAAGGTGCAGACGGCACTTACGGTAGCAATACTATTTCAGCTGTTAAAGAATTCCAAGAATACACAGGTGCAAAAGTTGACGGCGATGCAGGTCCAGAAACTATTGGCATGATTGTTAAACTAAGATCTATCAAATACGGTAATAATAAATCATTTGCAGATTTCCGTAGAGCAATGACACGCATGGAAGAGCTTGTTAAGAAAAGCGGAACTGGCGGCACAACATCATCTGGGCAAACAGACGGTAGTGCTATTAATGCAAACGATCCAGATTTACAATCAGGCGGAGCAATAGGTTCTAATAATGTTTCTGCAGAATCTGCAAACGTCAATATACGTGATATGATTAATCTTGTAGAACGTATGTTAACTGAAGCATTGTCTGATGCAGAAAAACAAGAATTACAAACACTATATAATGAATTAAAACCAGCATACGATGACCCTGAATGGAATCAAGTACTGCCGAAACCAGCACAAAAACGATTTGCAGATATAATGAAAGATGCAAAACAAGCGTTAGATGGAAATGCAGATACTGGTGACTTTGAAAATGGTGACGAAATTCCAGCAGAATATTTAGACGCTGATGGTAACCCAGACTGGGATAAAATTCCTCCAGAAATTACTTACGGTACTATTGACGGTGTTGGTGTGGAACGTCCACCAGAAGACGACGAAGAACCAACTTCAGGACCAGACGATGGTACAAGAGGTGAAGCGGCATATAAAGAAGTAACAGGTTCAGGTCAAAGCAAACGCTATAAAGTATTTGACAAAGACGGTAATGAACTACGCAATGGTAGAGGTGCAGGACCAACAAACTTACCTACTAAAGAAGAATGGGAAGCACAACAAGGTAGTGAAGATCCAGGAAGCCAAGACTCCGAAGATGAAGTAGGTCCTCCAGCATATAAAGAAGTTACTGGTAGTGGCCAAATGAAACGATATACAGTATACGACGACGACGGAAATGAGATTAGTAGCGGCGAAGGGGTTGGTCCTAATCTTCCAATAAGATCTAAACCAAAAGACGATGATAGTGCGGCTGATAGTGCTAACGCAGATGATCCAGAAGCAACTGGTGGCGGTGCATCTTCTTACGTATCAGGTGATTTCTTAGACGTAGATACTTTTTACAAATCAGATATGAGCAAAGCAGAGGCAGAAGCACTTGTTGGAGCACTTCAATTACAGGGCGCAGATATGAATCAATTAATGGATTTACAAAACGACTTTGATCGAGTAATAAGTGTCCTAAACGGTAACCAAAGAGTTCCAGACTCTGCTGGTGAACCAAATGGCGGCAAAATAGTAAACAAATCAGAAGCAGCCGAAGTATTAAAATCATTTAAACGTGGGCAGTTAATGGATGCTTTGAGAAATTCAATGAATCCTTCAGATGATAATAGTGCGGCTGATAGTGCTAACGCAGATGATCCAGAAGCAACTGGTGGTGATACTAACGCAACTACAGGCTCTGATGCTACAGCAAGAGCATTTGCATACAATGATCAAATAATTGCTATGGCTAACGATCCTAATGCAGACACTGCTGATGTTCAAGCACTTGCAAAGAAAATAATTGCAGATGCTGATGCGTTTGCATTATTTCCAGCAAACATGAAATCAAATATAAGATTGCTTGCTCAATAATTAAAGGATATTTAAAGTGAAAGCATTTGAAGTTTTTAGTAATATAAAAGAAAATAACAACACAGTTAAAGAGGCGGCTGATATAGGATTAGACCTGGCAGTAAAGTCTAAAGATTCACTTGATAAACTTCTTTTACTTAAAAAACGACATAACAATAAAAGTAGAATAAACTCAAGAGTTGATCTTAATAAGGTCGATTTATAATGAAAGTATTTGAAATAACGCTTCAAGAAGAATCGCCAAACTTCGACGCCGGTGCGCTTGCCAGTCTTGTAACCAAGACTACAAAAGGTACTACTGATCGGCAAACAGCATGGGATCATCCTGCACAAGGCGATTACAGCGGTACAGATCGCACAATGGATATGAGCACAATTTCTCAAGCGGAAACAGCTAAATCTTTTAATAAATGGAAATCCTATAGCGGCCCAGCTACAGCAGTACAAGGTAAAACAGATCAAGAAGCTAAAGTTGTAATATTTCAACTAATGAGTCAAGATCGTTGGGCAAGAGCAAGAGCAATATTAAGAGCTAATCCGTCACTTATAAATCGTGTATTACCTAATAAAGTAGCTGAAATTGAGCAAAAAGGTATTGAGCAAGAAAAAGAATTAGGATTAAGAAAATAATGGATTTTCATAAATTACTTAAAGAATTAGACGGTTTAGTTGCTCAAGGTGCAGTAGATTTAGATCCTGAACAAAGTGCAGCCATTGCCGCTATGGCTATTGAAAAATCTGCTCAAGGAAAACATTTATCATCTATTGAACGTGATGCTATCAAAGGATATGCTGAATTATTTCAAGAATTACTACGCAATCCTACATATAGACGCAGATTAGAATACATGAGAGATTTAATCAAAAACTCTAAAAAAGACTCAGAAAAGTCTTGACCTTTCCACAATAATCATTTATAATATAACTTAAATTAACAAAGGAGTAACCTATGGGTGACCGAGTATACGGTGCTGACGAAAAAGCAAAACTTGAAAGAATTGTACAAGAAGGCGTAACAGTTATGCAAGAAGTTGAAGATTTGCAGGCAGGACTAAAAGATACTGTAAAAGCAGTAGCAGAAGAAATGGATATTAAGCCTTCATTAATTAATAAAGCAATTAAAGTTGCTAAAAATAGAGATTGGAATCGTCATTATGATGAGTTTGACGATCTCGAAACACTTATTACTACACTTGGTTATGATAAGTGATAGATAAAATTAAAAACTTTTGGCTACACAGTTACCAAACAGATCGTGTAGCATTTATATTCGAACTACTTAGTTTTGTGTTTACTGTGACCGCAAGTGCTTCTCTGGCCTTAACAGCAGATGCACCTGATATGCGTATTGTATATCCTTTCTTTTTTATAGGAAGTGTTACAGGTGTATTAGGTTATTACAGACGAAAACTTGCTTGGCCTATGGCACTAACAGGTTGGTTTGTATTTGTTAATATACTTGGTTTTGGAGTAGCAATGCAATGGTGGTAGAACAAAAACCATATCAAATTTTTGCATGGATTGCTACAGCATTTCTTATTGGTGCGGCAGCAATAGCAAGTTTATATCCATCAGAGCCAATGTACTTTGATTTACCAGGTAATTTGCATCATTATGCATTTACAGTGGCAAATTTTATGTGGGTAGCAATAGGTATACTTTGGAAAGAAAAAAGTTTGATTACATTGAATGCAGGTTTAACCATAATTTACTTAGTTGGATTACTTGCACAATAAATAATAGTAACGCCAATGGCAATTGCCGGGCATGTATGAAGGTTAAGTTGGCCACAAGCAACGAAGGAAAATATGTTTAAGAAAAAGAAAACAAGTCTGACCTTTCACATTTCTGGTAGTCAGCATGTGCTCGATTTATTCCCTCCAAAATATTCACTGCCGGATCTAATTCCTGACTGGTATGGCAGTATTACTAAAGAACCTGGTGCAAGAACATTGCGCCACTGTCCAGGATTCGTAGATCTCTTAAAAAACTCTATAGGAATTCCGTTATGGGCTGATTATGAAATAACCCATCAGAACGGACAATTAAAAAATGCATCTATTGCCGGTCTTCCAGCAGAAGAAGTTCCTAATATGATACAACCGCATCATCCATCACAATGGGGAGATGCATTTCCAGGTTGTACTCAGATAAAACTTATCTCACCATGGTACATTACCAGCAATAAAAAAACACAATTTATGATGCATGACGCTATATGGCATAAACCAGTTGCAGACGATTATCAAACGTTGCCCGGTATGTTAAACTTTAATGTTCAACATGCTTCTCACATCAATATGATTTTGCCAAGTAGCTCAGAAGAAAAAACAATTATTATAAAAGCAGGTACAATTATCGCATACTTAACACCAATAACAAATGAAAAGATAGATATTAAAACTAAATGGGTAAGTCAAGAACGCATTAATAGTTTTATTTTATATAACTTTAGTTTTAGTAATAACGACTATAAAAAAGCAATGCAATTAGGAGAAAAATTAAATGCCGTACGTTGATGCAATGTTTGACCGCGATCAGGACATTATTCGTGTAGTTGAAAGACGCGACGGTAAACGACATTTTACTGAATATCCTGCAAAATATACTTTTTACTATGAAGATCCACGAGGAAAGTACAAAAGTGTGTACGGCGATCCTTTGAGTCGTATTGTTTGTAAGAACACCAAAGACTTTCGCAAAGAAGTTGCTATTAACAAAGGCAAGAACTTGTTCGAAAGCGATATTAATCCAATCTTTCAATGCCTAAGTGAGAACTATCTCAACCAAGATGCACCTAAACTAAACATTGCATTCTTCGATATTGAGACGGACTTTGATCCAGAGCGTGGATTTGCTGATCCAGCAGATCCTTTTATGCCTATTACATCTGTATCTGTATATTTGCAATGGTTAGAAACTATGGTGTGTCTTGCTGTTCCGCCTAAGACACTTACTATGGAGCAAGCACAAAAAGAAGTTGAAGGCTTAGAAGGTGTTGTACTGTTTGAAGATGAAGGTGAAATGCTAAACACCTTCTTAGACTTGATACAAGATGCAGATATCTTGTCAGGTTGGAACAGTGAAGGTTATGATATTCCGTATACAGTTAATCGTGTAAGTCGTGTACTAAGCAAGGACGACACAAGACGTTTTTGTCTGTGGGGACAACTTCCTAAGAAACGTGAATATGAAAAGTATGGCAAATCAGCTGTTACCTTTGACCTAATAGGTAGAGTGCATTTAGATAGTTTGGAATTATATCGTAAATACACATATGAAGAAAGACACAGCTACAGACTTGATGCTA